TTTTAAAGATTTTTTATTTCACTAATTTAAATCACGATCGTTAACCTCAATGGGCTTAATATCCTCTAAATAGAGGAAATTATCCTTCATGTGGTTAAATGTTTCTTCTGCCGAAGCAGAAAATTTGAGAAGAAGATAATTTCCTTCTCCGATTTTTGCGTTAAGAAAATCAATATCTTCTCTGAACAGTGGTAATTCAATTGAACAGCCACTGTAACTTTCGTTAGAAATATTTCGTACACCGAAATAATTTCGGCAGTCTTGCAGTTGTTGATCAGAAAATTCCTGACCAACAATAATTAATAATGTCTTCATTGTTTATTTGTTTTTAATTGGTTAATACTAAAAATGCTCGTCTATTCCGAGCTGCCAACCTTTTTATTAGGATTTATGCAATCTTTCAAAATCTTCTTTTCCCAAGATATACTTAGGAGATTTCGAAAGAGTTACTCTCAACTTAGATAAATTCTCGTAACGATTATTTATTTTCGAAATCAAATTTTCTTTCTTTGTCCACATACTCTTTTTTGTTTTAAAGGAAGGGATTTTAACAACCCCTTCCGACAACAAGCAACTCTTCAGTGAGACACATGAAGAGGTAGTGCTTGTTTTCCATCTCTTCATATTCCAGCGCTCTCAACGCTTGTTGGAGCACCATGGGATTAATATACTTTCTATATGATTCATCTGTACAGGTATAATTCTGTACAAAATCACACATATATTGATATACTGGAAGGCTAAAATGTCCTCCATCCCAAACGATTGTTTGTCCAAAATGAATCATCTTAGCATCTTTGAGATGCTTTGATAATTCTGAAGAACAGTGAATCATTCTTTGATAAACGAGATATTTAATCCCGTCTAAATATTCCTGACGGCTATGTTCGCCGTCTTCTTTGGTGGAAAAGTAATTAATCTCCTCCAATGACAACGCAATTTTTGTCACGTCGTCCATATCATAGAAATTATCCATAATATTTTTTGTTTTTTGTTGTTGATTACTTGTTTTCTGTTTCGTCGTAATTTTCAACGACTCATCAGCTGCTTTGGTGGGCAGGACAGAACCGCTGTTACATAACTAGTATAACAGCGGAGTTATTCTCGATTGTTTCCAGCAATCGAACGTTACTAACGTTCAAGATTCTCGGAGTAGCTAATTCCGAAATTCTCGATGAATACAGATATGGAAAACGTTCCTTATGAGAACTATCTGTAAACACTGTGCGGTAAATCACCCGCAGTGCATGGCAACTCTAACTTGAAATAAATTTAAATTTTTTTATAAGTAGTGTGCTTGATCTTTCCGCGCACCAGGGAATTTTTACGCCTCATTCCTATAAGTTGATCAGACTAGATAGGAATACCTCCTTACTCAGAGAGCGAGTTTGCGATTCTCTCCTTTCATTCGTAGCAGTTATTTTCGGTTGGCTCTTCTGCGTAGCCATGAGGACTTAATACACTTTTACTGAACTTCCGATATACTTTAAGATTAATGGAAGTGTCAGTTATAGTGTCTGCGATTTCGGTCGAAATTGTTGAAATTGAGATTGAGGGAAAAAGTTTGGTGGCGGGATTCCGCCATTATTTCACTCTCTCCGACATCTCTCGACCAAAACAAATTAAATTGTTAAACATACAAAATAAAAGATTTGGCGACTTGCACTTTTATACAAATCAAAAATAGAATTTTCCATCAATTACACGAATTGCTCGTATAACCTGATAATATTCCGATTCTTTATTGTGTTTTAAAAGGGCAAAAACTTCATCATTCTTATCAGGAAAAAACGTAAATGTTTTGTAAATTTTCCCTGTTTCAGAAATAATGATTGATTTGTCGTATGACGAAATGTGCCCGTGTACAGTGGTTACTTCTTGCATCCGCTCTACAAATCCATAATAATAATAATAATTCGGGAGAGAAATCTCTCTCCCGAATTTAAAAATAAATTAAAGTGCGAAAATCTTTTGTGAAATTACTCGGAGGTCGCCGATGTTCCACACACCATTAAAATCCGTAGACACTTTTTTAGATTTAACAACTTTAAAAACGTCACCTTTGTAGGTCACAACTTTGTTTTTAAGTGTATTATTGTTCATCCAGTCAAGTGTTACTTCGTAAATATCTCGGCTAGCCGCGCATTTAATGAAATTAATAGACGTATCTGGGTTGTCGTTTTCACCGATTAACAAATTTGCAACATAGTTATTACCTTTGGCGTCAGTTGCTTCACCTTTTAAAGTATAACCTTTAAAAGAAGTAATTCCCATAAGATTTTTAACAGATATCCATTCACCATTGGTGGTTTCCGCTGCGATAAAAGTACCGGTAGTTGCACCTGTATTTCTATCTATCATTTCGCGAGCAGGTTCAATTTTACCCGTTAAGGTAAAAGATTGACCTACATAAAAACCATTATTACCACTAACATATTGTTTGTTAGCGTCAATAAGTTCCAAACCTGCCTTTGCTCTACTTTCGTTGATTTTAGCAATTAAATCATCCCTTTCTTTACTCATAATTTTGAAAATTTAAATTAGTAAATTGTTTATTTTTTATTCAAGTATGGGGGAGGGACTATAAGGGTTGTCTACCATCCCCCCACTAATACATAAATTTTTATTATTAACTGTACCTTCATTAGTAACCCAAATAATACTATAGTGGGGGGATTTTCTATATTAACTACCTTTTTAATATTCGTTAACATTTTTTAATTTTGGAATTTCCGTACTACTAAGTATAGTTGAGTATATGAAACAGAATTATATTACAAAATAGGAATTAACCGCATGGTTAGAAGGAATAGACGATGATACGTTTGTTGAATTTTGCGAAACAGTTGATATTCACAAATTATCACAATTATTGGAAGATAACGCATATTTAGGTATGCTTTTAATTAAAGATTCGTTTAAGAGATTTGTTTTTGAAAAGTCAATTGAATGTTTGAACAACTTGCACAAATATCTGTCTTACTTGCAAATTTAAGAGAAAGATTGTTATCAGTTAAGACAGGAAATTGAAGTCTACAAAAGATTAAAATAATGGGATATGGTGTAATGGTTAGCACAGAGGTCTCTTAAAAATTTAAAATAATGGAAAATAGAATTTATAAACTTAGTGATAATGAATTTTCAAACTTAGTTAAGTCAAGTTTGAATATATCAGAAGTTTTATTTAAACTTGGATATACCACTAAAGGAAACTCTTGGGGGTATTCACAAGTTAAACAACGAATGACAGATTTAAATTTATCAGGAAAAGATTTTAGAGGTAAGTCAGCAATTTCAGAAAAGAAAGTTGTAGATCCTGACAAATTATTTTGCAAAGGATCAAAACATGCTAGAACAGTATTAAGAAAGACTATTATAAGACAGCAATTACTTCCTTATAAATGTTCAATATGTGGAATAACAGAATGGAATGGAAAAACATTATCATTAGAACTTGACCATATAAACGGAGAAAATAATGATAATAGAATTGAAAATCTAAGATTCTTATGTCCAAACTGTCATAGTCAAACTGATACTTATGGTTCTCGTAATCAAAAGATAACAGAATCAAAATACGAAATAAGTACAGAATTATCTGAACTAGTTATGTCAAAATACGCTGAATTAAAAAACCAAAAGAAAGTTGCAGAATTATTAAATATTAAATTATCTGTAGTTAAACAAATTGTTCCAGCAAAATCTAATCAAAAATATGTAATTCAATATGATAAGGATATGAATGAAATACAAAGATTTGGAACAATATCGGAATGCTGCAATTATTTAATAAATAGTGGCTTAGTAAAAACTAAAATACTTAAAACCTGTAGAAATACATTATTAAGAAATATTGATAAATTTTGGAATAACTATTATTTTAAATTATTGGATGCTTAAAGGATAATAAATAATCTTTAAGTAGAATCTCTCTTAATTGACTTGGAAGCGAATGAGTGACAAGGCGCAAGCGTGATTGCAGCGTGAACGACTAAACAGAGAGACTGGTCTTAGGACTGGATGCGATAGTCTAATCCATAAAATGGTGTTAAAATGAAAACCTTTAGTTCTGGGTTCGAGTCCCAGTGTCCCAACATTATGGCAGCAATTGTATTAAATGGAAGTGACGTTATTGTCGTCACAAATCTTCGGAGAAAATATAATAAAATTATTAATAATCCGAATATGAAAATTCTTGAAGAATGTAATCAAGATGAAGTAGATGAGAAATTAGAACACTGGAAACAACTCTTTAAAACCAAAGAAGAAAGAGAAGAATCTGAAGTTAAATATTATTTTAAGAATAAAAAGACGAATGAGACAATCACCAGTATTTATGATAATCTAGATTATTTACGAGGATTAATAAGTAATATTGATGATTATGAAAGAACAAGCTCTTAGTCTGATACTAGAAATTAAAGAATTTATTGATAAAAATTCCGAACATAAAAATGAACAATGGTTCTTAGATTTCCTAGATGAGTTAAATGAAATTAGCGTTAGCTATTAATAAAAAAGGCGGTACTCAAAGAGTATCGCCTTAAATTATATAATACCAATCGGTTCTTTTATCTAAATTATATTGTTCTAGATTATCTAAATGATAGTTTCCATTTCGGAATTCTAATTTATTTGTATGATAGTTCCAATAAAAATTCCCAGTCCATTGGGGCAATAATAATAACTTACCCTTCTGTGCTAGTTGTATTGCTTTTTGATATTCCATTCTTTTTCCAAATATCGGTTACTGAATCTACTCCAAGTAACGCTACACAAGCTAATAAAAAGGAATCTATCATTGTTGGAGCTTGTTTACAAGTAATAGAGCAATATATAAATATTCCCATACAAACTAACCAACCTAATACTCCACATACTCTTTTAGAAGATATTCCAGAATGTGAAGTTACAATCTTAATTAAAAATTCTTTTACTTTATTCATTTCTTTGTTGAGTTAAAGCTGTTCCTCCAATAAAAGGAAGAATGCTCCATTGTGTACCATTTAATGCTCCTAAGCTTTCCATTTCTTAGCATTTACTGCAAATTGCGCTCTTTTCTTCTATAATGTTGTAGAATGAGGATTATTTAAAACATTCTTAGCATGTTCTTGAACAGATTCTCCAGCTCTCTTAGCCGACTCTGTAAATTTACCCTCATTCTTCTTTTTAATGTGAATATTTGATCCTTCTTTAAAAATCTAACATTCGATAAATTGTAAATTATTCATTTTTCATTTTAAGTATATAATGATTATTATTAAACTTGTTCTTCTACTATATTATTGATACAATTGAAAAAGAAGAAATAAAATTAGATAAATGTATATGTTAAATGTATTAATGATTTATGGATAAAGTTAAAATTACAAAGCAAAATGGAAACATTGCTTTTGAAGAGGATGCACACGTATATTTTGACGTATCAAAGCCGGAGAGAAAATTTATTTCTGTTACTACGTTAATTGAAAAGTTTGGTCAACCTTTTGACAAAAACTTTTGGAGTGCATATAAAGCATTAGAGAAATTAATTCCTAGAGATTCGTGGACTATTGAAAAGAAGTCGTTACTTAGTTCTAAAAAATTTGATAAAGAAATATTATCATTATATGATATTTCGGAAGATGCGTTTAATAAAGAACAACAACAAATTTTAGACGATTGGGATGCAGAGAATAAAAGATCTTGTGAAAGAGGTACTAAAATTCATGCAGAGTTAGAACACTCTCTTTATAAAAAACGCAAAGGTATAGAATTAAAGAAATACGGAATCGGAGGAACTTTTGAATGTGTTGAAAATAAAACTGAATTAGATTTAGATAACGGAGTTTATCCAGAATATTTGATTTCAAGAGTATCAGATGATGGTGAACTTTGTATTGCTGGACAAATTGATTTACTTGTTAAAAAAGGAAATACATTTGTTATTGCCGATTATAAAACAAACAAGAAAATTGAAATGAAAAGTTTTTATGATTCAAAATCTAGATCATCAGTTAAAATGAAATATCCTTTAAACAATTTAGATGATGTTAATTATTGGCATTACTGTTTGCAGTTATCAACCTATGCTTGGATGATTCAAAAATTAAATCCTGAATATACTATTGAAGATTTAGTCATGATTCACTTCGACCACAATGATAATATGACAGTATATCATCTTCCTTATTTAAAAGATGAAGTTACTAGAATGTTAGCATTTTATAAGAAAGAAAAGAAATTAGAAGAGAATAAAAAGAAACGTCAAAGAATAGAATATTGATTATGGAAGAAATTGAAAGAAGATATAATATTTGTTTAGTATGTCCGATTTGTGATCAAGAAGATGGAGTTTGCAATTCTCATTTATATTTAAATCCAGAGAATAACGATGTTAGTACAACTCCAAAAGAAGGATATATTAAAGGATGCGGATGTATATTGGAAAATAAGATTAAAAATAAAACTAATCATTGTCCTGCAAAGAAATGGTAAAGAAAATAATTAAAGCAATATTAACTAAACCTTTAGTTATATTAAAAAGTATATATTATCGTATAACTAATCGTAATAACCGATTAGCAAAATATAGATTAGCTATTTGTAACAAATGTGTCGATAAACGTCATAGTAAGTTTGGAGATATTTGTGGACAATGTGGATGTATATTAGATAATAAAGTTAGAATTGAAAATGAAAAATGTGTTAATGAATTATGGGACGATTAAACAGTCAAGAAAAAATTGCGTATTTAGTTAATGGAATGGAAGGAAGTGGTAAACACTTTGTAATGAATGGTGAAGAAGCAGAGAAAACACTTCATAGAGAAAAACAAGAAAAATTTAATACTACTGTTGAAGAATATACTGATAAGTTTAATCAACATTATGATAAACTTAATGAAATGAGTAAGGATATGAATGGTTTAGAAATTTTACCTATGGGAACATACGTATTAATTAAACCGTATGATAATAATCCTTTCCAGAAAATTACTAAGACTGATAGCGGTATTATTACAGATCTCGGAGGATTTCAATTACAACATAAAAATCAAGAAACTGGTGATATTGAAGATGATCAGATGGTTTTTAAAGTTGGAGAAGTAGTTGAAACTGGTTTTAAATGTGAATTTATTAAACCTGGAGATGTTGTTTTCTATACTATTTATAATGAAACGATGGTGCCTTTCTTCAAATTAGGTTTAACTGTAGTTAATGAAAATAGAATTCTTGCTGTAGTTAACACTGGACTCACAGAGCGTAAAAAGAATTTGTAATGGAAGAAGAGAAAATTTATTTTAAACCAGGAGATTGTGTGAAGGTTAAATAGCTTCCACAATCTCCTATTATGTATGTTCTTAGAAAAGAAACTACATTATTCAAAGATAATCCGAGTTTAAAAGGAATAAGATGTAGATGGTTTACAGAATCTGGTTTATTACAAGAAGCAGTGTTCTGTACTAAAGATTTAATTAAGGTATAAAAATGGGATTATTTGGTAACGGATTAAAAGGAATTGATAATGCTTGGTATGATCAAAATGCGCGAAAAGCATATTTTGATTCCGTTGGTGTAGAAAATTTTGATAAATTAAGCAAACGTTAGATGAGAAATGGATTTAATTAGTTTATACAAGGATAGCGTAATAGCTTCAGTAATGAAAACGCAGCAAACGCTTTAAAAACATTAAATCCTCAACAAGATTCTCAGCCGTATTTAGAAAATAACACAAATGACATGTTTCTTGCTGATGACAGCAATTTATTCGATAATACGCGCAGATATGAAGAAACTAGAATGTAGAATGAATAGGCTTTTAAAGATAAACAAGCTGCTGAAGAACTTGCGAGAAAATAGCGATAGATGGCTGAAGAAGCTAGACGAAAACAACAAGCTACCCAGACACCTAGTAATAACCCTCCGATAGTACAATCGTTAAACCCAAATTCACAATTAGAACCAGCTAAATAGTCTTGGGAATAGAATCCTTGGTATGATTCAAATGCTCCAAAAGGAAAAATTAAATTTAGTGGTTCGGGTTACGGTAGAAAACATCCGATAAATAATTTTTATGCATATTTATCACAAAAAGATTTGAGAAGAGATATTATTAAATAGTTAAATGACTATTATGGTGTATAGTATCGTGATGATCTCGCTGGTAGCGGTGATCCCATTAATAGAAGTAGTTTAGGAAACAAATATGACAGTTACATGAATGATTTTAAAACTATATTTCAAAATTATGAAAAAAATGACAAGAATAATTACGTATTAAAACAAGGATCACCATCAGTTTATTATGAAAAACAAGGAGGTACATTGAAAAAATATCAGCAAGGTGGTAATTTACAAGATTAGGTTGTTTAGTTAGTTGCAGCAGCTTAGCAGGGAAATTAGGAAGCTGCTCAACAGATACAAACTATTATGGAACAAGCTTAGCAAATTTAGGAAAAAGGGCAACCTGAAAATCAACAGGAAGCTCAAATTCTTTAGATTGCTGAAGTAATTCAGTAGACTTTAAAACAAGGTCAAATGGCTAAACTCGGTGCTAAATTACAGTATATCAAAAGAATGAAAAATCAATGTCCGAGTGGTACTGAATTAGCTTGGTTTAAACGAGGAGGAAAACTTTGTAAAGCGTGCCTTGCTGCACAGCGTGAACAAGAATATTTAGAAGAATATCAAGATGAAGTTTAGAAATGGAGAGCTAATTATTATAGAGGATAATGAACGTATTTAGTTTTAATAATATAACTAAAGAACTCGAAATCAATGAACCAGAATTGTTATTAATAAAAGAATTTCACGATCTAATTAAACGTGATAAAACTAAGAGTAAGGATAGAGCTATGAAAGAGTTAACTTATATGTATTTAGCTATTGATTGGAAGAGTCCTTATTCACAATATTCAGAAGGAGAGAGACATTCGGAATCTTTAATAGATTCAGGTCTCTCTGAATCTGAATATAACGATCCCATATTTAGAGAAGCTTGTAGAAAATACAGAGCGTTACAAGATTCGAATAAATCAATTAAATTATTAGAAGCTGCAAAGAAAGCGGCTGATTAGTTTATTGATTATTTCGATACTATTGTAGATTTAAATGAAAGGGATGCAAATGGTAAACCTATCTTTCAAGCTGAGAAAGTTATGAAAGAAATGTCTACCTTACACAAAGTACACGAAGAGTTAGTAACTCTTGAAGATCAGGTTAAAAAAGAATTAACTGAACAGTCTACCGTTAGAGGTGGAGCTGTTGATGGTTTTGATCCTGGAGACTTATGATTAATGACATTATTAAAGAAATCGAGAACAAAGAAGAACAATAGGATATTGAAGAAGCTAGAAAGATTGTTTAGTCTATGAGAACTAATGAATGGGATATTAAAAAAGATGAGAAAGTTGACTTTTTTGATGCAAACCTTTCATATGAAATTACAGGTTATAAGCCTATTAACGAGACTAAAGGATTAGACTTCGATCCAAATTGGTTTACGGAAGCTAGAGAAGCTTTCAAAAAGACTGGTCACTATTGTCCTTATCCTAGAGATAGTAAACGTTATCGCGATTTCTGGAAATAGGAATATGAAAAATGTAAATATGGTATGACGTCGCACGGTTATACTATTACGGGCGATAACTATTTTTTCTTAAATTATTATTAGTTACCTTTAGTTGATAGTAATAAAGCATCAGGTGAAGGTACTAAAGATGATTTCCCAATTTTCTTCGCATCTCATTATACGTTCTTTCACTACTTACAATTAGCAAGAGTATTACATAAACATGCAGCTTTAATGAAAGCTCGTTCAATCGGATTTTCAGAAATAAATGCATCTTTAGCAGCTAGACTTTATTCTGTTATACGTAAGAGTAGAACAATGATAACTTGTTATAATGATAAATTCTTAAATACTACATTTAACAAATTTAATCATGCACTAACCTTTTTAAATACTCACACTGATGGAGGATTTTTTAAACTTAAACTTATTGACTAGGATTTAAGAAAAAAATCAGGAAGACAAGTTAAAATCAATGGTGCGTTTGAAGATACAGGATTTCAATCTGAAACTATTGGAATTAACGGATCTAAGGCATCTAACATTCGTGGTGACCGTGTTGATTTGTTAATCTTTGATGAGGCTGGTTCCTGGCCTCAACTAACTACAGCTGTTGTACAAGGACAAGAGTTGTGTGAAGTCTAGGGTATGCCAAGAGGTACAATGTTATTTGGTGGTACAGGAGGAGACTTCGGATCACCTTTGGAAGGATTAAAAAAGATATATTATAATCCTAGAGCATTTAAAATATTACCCTTTAGACACAATTATACTAATGATGGAGGAACTATCGAAAGTGGTTTCTTCATTCCGTATTATTTACAATCTTTGAATCCAGAATTTATGGATCATAGAGGAGTATGTAATACAGAAGAGTATAAAAAAGTATTACAAGAAGAACGTAATAATCTATTAGCTATTCCAGAAGAATATTTAAAGAAATGTGCTGAGCGTTGTTGGAACGCAGAAGAAGCTTTTACATTGGAAGGTGTAAATAAATTTAACAAAATTAAATTAGCTGAACAGCTTTCTTTAATTAAAGTCTAGAAACAAGGACCTAGACCTGAAAAAGGCTATATAGATTATTTTTATAAAAATAACAAACATAGTATTGAAAATATTGATGGATTTAAGTGGATTCCCAACTCGAACGGTAAAGTCCAGATACTTGAACATCCCGTTTGGTCTGATTTATACAAAGAAAAATTACAGAAAGAAAAATAGCGTGCTGAAGAGAATGGCGAAAAATTCGAAATGCCTGTTTATAAAGAAATGAATAATCTTTACGTTGCAGGTATTGACGGAATTGATATTGGAGCTAGTCAAACTTCAAAAGAAACACGAGATCCTTCTGATTTCTGTATGATTATTAAAAGACGTGCATTTGGATTAAATGAACCATAGATAGTCTGCGTATATAAAGATAGACCAAATAATATTCGAGATGCTTATAAAATTGCAATGTGTTTAGCTAGATATTATAATTGTAAAATTAATATAGAAGCTACACGTGTAGGATTTGTAACATGGGCAAGAGAGAATAACGGTCTTAGTTTCTTTATGAAAAGACCTAGGGCTACTTTAACTGATATTAAACATGGTACAAGTAAACAATATGGAACTCCTGCAACTAAAACAATTATTGAATAGCATACCGATTTAACCGCGGATTTTGTCGAAGACTATTGTCACACAATATGGTTTGAAGAAGTCATTGAACAATTAATTGGATATAATGACGAGAACAAAGGCAAATTTGATATTGTTGCAGCTTTTGGTATGATGGAATTAGCTGATTAGGAATTATCAGGAAGACAACCAATAATAGTTGAAAAAGAAGTTGCAGAATTCGAAGACTTTGGTTATTATATAGACGAAAATGGATATAAACGGTTTGGTGTAATTCCAAGGAAAAATCCACAACAGTTATTTAATTATACTAATTACGATGACCCATTCAGAATTGAAACAAGTGATCCTAGATTATATGAAACAGGTTTACCACGTTGAATTCATCGGAGGTATTCGAATTACTAATCTAGATCCAGTTGGTTATAAAGTTGACATTAACTTAGATCACTCTGAAAGTCCGATAAGTATCATGGCTGATTTGCCAGACGATGAATTTGTTGAATTTATTAAAAAGGAAATAAGAACGAGAGGATTAAACAGAGTTGCTTTTACGAGAGCTACTAAACTTCCACCGTAGTAGAATTATTGTTATGACTAATTAGGAAATGATAGACAAAACTGATGAAATTATTTCGGATCTTGTAGTAGAGAAATATGACTTGCAGAAGGCATATAACTATTATGACGGAAAGCGAGATCCAGAATAGTTCAAATATCTAGAAGAAAATTACGGAATTGGTAGTCCAACATCAGTAACATTTACTCCTTTGTTAAAGAAACACTTTGACGCTTTAGTTGGAGAATACTTAAATGTTCCTATTATTCCGAAAGTATATTGCAAAGATCATGATACAATCTCTAATATCAATAGAGAAAAACAATTAAAAATAACTGGTGAAATTGTTAAATTTTTAAAAGACCATTTAAGTAATTCTTTATTGTCATTTATTGATGGAAAAGATATTACTGATAAATCTATTAAAAGACAACTTGACTAGATTATTTAGGATGTAGATGAATCATTTACATCTCAATATGAAATTGCCGCTTAGAATATTATTGAATATTTCTTGTAGTCAAGAGACATGGATGTTGTAACTAAAGTTACTACATTATTACGTGATATTTTAATTACAGGATATAGTTTCTTCTAGGCACATCCATCTTCTTCAAATACAAATGTATGCTTGGAAGTTCTTGATCCGAGAAATACATTTATTGAAACTAATCCTAATTCTCCTTACGTTAAAAATTCTAGAAAATGTGTTATCAGACGCTGGTTAGATAAAGATGATATTTTAGCTAGATATGGTAAAGAAATGAAACGTGAGGATATTAAATAGTTTAAAGATAGATGGGATGAAGATATAGCTAGTTCTCGATACAGAAGAGTCTATGGAGATAGCTGTGTAGCAGTTGATGAATCTTATGATGAAGACGATCCGCTTCCTGGACACCCTTCTGATTTAAATTTCAGAAGATAGCTTGTTCCAGTTTATGAAGTAGAATGGATTCAAGCTGATGATGATTTTGTATTACAACGTTACACTACTGTAAGAATTGGAGAAGAGTTTTATATCTTACGAGGAATTGATTAGAATGTAATTCGTACACATGATAATCCTAACGATTGTACTATTTCAGTAAACGGTGTTTACTTTTTAAATCGTACTTCAAGACCGTATTCGTTAATGCTTAAATGTATGCATTTACAAGATGAATATGATTTATTAATCTATTATAAAAATAATTTAATTGGAAATAGTGGTACATCAGGTTCTATTATTGATGTTTCATTAATTCCAGCTAATCTTGGAGTTAAATGGCCAGAGAGAATTCAGAAATGGATTGCTTATAAGAAGGCTGGTTTACAATTAATTGATACAACTCAAGAAGGTAGAAATGATAACGGTAATGCTCCAATGAATACTATCTTTAACGGTTTTGATGATACTTTAAAAGCATAGGCTATTCAAGCTATTGAAGTTGCAATCCAAAGTTTGGAGAATACAGTATCATCTATCAGTGGTGTATTCCGTGAACGATTAAATGGTATTCAGCAGAGAGATGCAGTTACTAATATTTAGCAAGGAGTTAATAATTCATTTATTATTACTAAACATCTATATCAACATATGGATTTAGTAGTTTGTGAATTATTACTTGACTGTATTAATTAGGCTAAAATAGTTTACAAAAATGGATTAACTGGAACTATTGTAATGGGTAAATATCAAAAAATATTTACAGCATTACCTGAACATTTTACTGTTACTGACTACGATATTTAGATTACATCTAGTACCGAAGTAATGTAGGATATTCAAACAATTAAATAGATAGTTCCGGAATTAATTAAGAGTCAATTACTTCCAGCAGATATTTTGATTGAAGTGTTAACTAGTAAAAGTTTGACCGACCTCAAATACAAAGTTAAGAAAGCAATGAAATTCCAGAAGGAAGAAAATGACTAGATCAAACAACTTAATCAAAAGTTGGAAGAAACAATGCAGTAGGCTTAGCAATTACAAAAACAGCTTGAGCAAGCTCAGAAAAAACTCGAACAAATGGATCAACAGAAGATGCAGTTAGAGCAACAGAAAATGCAGCTTGAATATAAAGTTGAAATGCTTAAAGCTAATACTGATAAAACTTACAAAGAACAAATGGTCGATATCGAATAGAAGCGTACTCAAATTGAAATCGCTTAGATTCACGATGGAAATCCATATAATGATACTGTTAAACGGTTAATGTAATGGAATTTAACATTGATGTACATACCAACCTAAATGGAGAAATTACAATTGAAGACTATTCAAAAGAATACAATCAATATTTTGATGAAGATCTTGAAGTTGTAACTTCCTACGATTCATATAAATATTCTCAGAGTGCAACTATTAATTCTGTCTTAAAACTCAGCATGGATAAGGCGGTATTAATAGATGTGCTCTTAAATAAACACACAGAAGATCTTGATTCAGCAACTTTTAAGATTAAAGAAGATGGTTACTATGTAGTTAATCATTTTGTTTTACCAACTAAAGAGTGGTATGAAAATGCTTCTGATGAATATAAAGAATATTATGAATCAATATACTTTGTAGACGATGAAAAAATATTTAAAGTAGTTGATGGAGAAATTGAAGAAGTTTCTATCAAAGAAGTTCTTGAAAGAAATATTGAAGGAACAACAATAAAGAAATGTAAGGTTGATGTGTTCTACACTGGACATTTACAACAATGTTATATTAATTATTGTAAGCGTTTATTTGATAATTTACTCAATCAATGTAGTTCAACTAAAAACTCGGATGATATTTTTGCTAGAGATTTTATTTGGATGACTTTAAATGTTATAGATTATTTAATAGGTTTTAAATAGTTCATGGAAGCAGAACGTATCTTATCTATGTTCAAAAAATGTGGAGGATTATGCGATTCACATGAACCTCATAAATCATTTGGCTGTGGATGCTCTAAAGAGAGAGGCAATTAAGTAGTATGAAGAATTCTTATTATAGTTAAAAAAAGGATATAAACCTGACTATGAAGAATTATTAAACTTAATTTGTTTTATTGATTTACCTGTTAAATTAGATAATCATGAATTTATTAAATAGAAGTTTTTAAATGATAAAATCTATTTACACAGCTGTAACTAATGCAGAAAATGTTCCTTGTGGGAAGAAAGGTTAGTTAGTTAAAAGTGAACCTATTCCTCTTTTAAGAGATAAATACTTAGGAGAGTATCGTACTGAATTAGAAAAAGCTAAGGTTAGAAAAAATCTTGGTATTGCTGATGATTCTAATTTACAATGGGGAAATCTCACAGGACAACTTGAAAAACAACAAGATTTAATTAAATATGTAGACACTATTAAGAGTTATTCTACTCCGTTATATGAAAATATTTCGACAGTAAAAGAAGCTCTGGATTATGCACTGGTTTTTATTAGTAGTTATCAAGCTAACAATGAATCAATTGAAGAATTATAGAATTTAGTTAATGAATTAAAACAAAATCTGGAAGATTCTAATTCAACAATCGAATAGTTAAATAGCTAGATTACAACTATTAATGAAAAAATTGTAAATATTGATGTTGATAGAAATATTCAAACTTGGATTGAAAATCATTTATCTAGTTCAATTTAGTTAAATGATACACTCGAAGTAAATATTTCTCAGAAAGAAAACAATGCTATTGTAGATGAAGATGGATTGTATGTTGCCGACCTAACTGATACAGTCACAGAATTATCTAATAATGTTAAAAATAATACAGACAATATTACAACTATTCAAGAGTCGTTAGTGTATAATTCTGAATTGCCTGAAGATACTGTTGCTCCTACTACAGTAGGTGGTATTGAAGAAGGTACGACACTTGAATAGTTAAAAGGCAAATCTCTAACTAACATTATTGATATTATTTTATTCCCAACATATGTTAGAGATTTAATTAAACCTACATTAAGTTACAATCCAGAATATCAATTAGTAGAAGTAAACTCTGAAGTTATTAAACCTGAATTAACTTTTGAACAAGGTGATGCAGGTGAAGAATTAACTCGCGATGAAAATTCGTTTGATAGTTATAGTGATATAGCTAAATATAAATATATTGCGAAAGTTACCTATGCCGAGGGTAATTATTTAATTAATAATAAAGGAGAACAAACTGATAAAAAGATAGAAGCTGGTGAAGTAACAGCAACATCCATCGTGGAAACAACTTATCCTTGGTACGCAGGAAACATTAATGGAGTTATTAAACAAGATTTAGTTCCCTTCGATACCACTACCGAAGAAATAGATGTTTACTTGAGTGGTCAAGCAATAATCAAACTTCCTGGAAAAAATTCATAGTTGCAAACATTTACAGTGAATGGCGGGCTTGGTTATTTAAATGTAGATTTAACAGGTTGGGATGAATCAACTGAATATATTAATGGATTTCCTTATAAGGTATGGACTAAACAAGATGAATATTCATCAGTCTTACCTCATAGAATTAAATTTATATTGAATAAATGAAATATACTGGTGATTCTGTTTTAGGAGTTTCATTAACAGTTGAGACTCCTAAGCCGTTAGATTGTAGAGCTGTTGTTTCGAATGTAAATGATCTTTACGACATTCCTAGTAAGTATGCTTATGAAGGAATGGTTGTAGCTTGTGTAGCTAATGGTAATCAATACGTTTTAATTGATAAAACTAATATTGCTAATAGTAAAGGTTGGAAAGCTTCCTATGAATCTATTCAAATTATTACTTGTACTCAAGCAGAATATGACGAATGGAAAAATAATACTGATGAAAACAATAAAGCTATTGACGAAAGTTTATCTTTCATCCATCAAGACACTTATTATTATATATACGAAGATAGCCTTGATGAAAATCAATTTTATTTATCTGCCGAATGGGGTAAATCAATTGAAGAATAGTTATCTTAGAAAGCACTAAATTCAACAGTTCAAACACTCAAGCAAAATATTGAAGACTTAAATAGTAGCATAAATACTAATTTAAATGATAATTATGTTACTAAAGAAGAATTAAATACAACAAGTGTCTCAACAATAAATTCTGCGTTAGAAAATTATTACAATAAAGCAGAAAGTTTAGATACTTTTGTTACAAAGGAAAGTTTAAAAGGAGATACAGATGAAGATGATTTTGTATTTCTAACTTAGAAATAGTATATTTCAGATAGGGAAAAAGATGCAGAATATTTTGCATCAAAAACAATTAGCACTAATCAAATCAATCTTTCTGATAATGAAATTACTATTGAAGATAGAATACATGTCGGAGACAATATAATTCCTTACACAGAAGATATTCCTGAAATTAAATATCTCACACAAGACGAATATGATAATCTTGAAGAGAAAGATTCAAATGTGTTATATCTAACTTATGGAGATAAAACAGATAAAGATACAGGATATGTTCGAAGTGAGGATCTTGCTGAAAAATATTATACTAAAGCAGAAGTCGACGAGTTAATTAATTAGGCTATTGCTAAATTACAAAGTACATAATGAAATTTGTTGATCTGACAAGAGATAAAGACGAATTAGTATATTATAATAAAAATACTAAAACTTATACGTCTTTTAAATATGCAGAAATTGCTTAGTTGAAAGTAGATGTAGCAAATCTGGATATACAATTAGCACAAGAAATTGAACGTGCAATCTAGCAAGAAGGAACTTTAAAAGCTAGCGTCGATTCAATTACAACTGCTTTTAATAATTTCGTTTCTATTGAAAATGATTCCGATGATATTATTAATAGATGGAACGAAGTTGTTACATTCTTAGATAATATTAATGAAACACAAGACTTAGTAAGTCTATTAAATAATAAAGTAGATAAAGTATCTGGTAAACAATTATCAACAGAAGACTTTACTACTGAAGAAAAAAATAAACTTGCGAGCTTATCTGAAGTTGCTCAATCTGACTGGAACGCAACAGAAGGAAATGGAGTTATTCTAAATAAACCTGATCTTGGAGTATTAGCTTCTAAAGATTAGGTAACTATTTCATTACTTGATGATGAATTACAAGCTAAAATAAATTCCGAAGAAACCGATCCTACAGTTCCTGATTGGGCGAAAGCTGAAACTAAACCTAGTTATACTAAATCAGAAGTTGGATTATCAAATGTCGATAATACTTCTGATGTTGATAAACCAATTTCAACAGCAACTCAAACAGCATTAGATAATAAAGTTGATAAAGTTGATGGAAAAGGGTTATCTACAATTGACTTTGACAATGATATGTTAGAGACATTGAAAAAAGTTAATTTAATAGCTGAAGATTTAGATAAACGTCTTATTCCGAATATAACATCTAATACTGAAAACATAACTAGTATTCAAGAAGATATTAATAATATAAGCGATGCTTTAATTAATAAAGTAGATGTTGAAGAAGGAAAAGGTTTATCTAGTAATGATTTTACTGATGAACAAGTTACTCAACTTGCTAGTTGTTATTCAGGAATGTCAAGCCTAGCAAAAGGTATTAGTTCGAATGCTTCAAGTATCGGTTAGTTAAATTCGTAGGTAAGTCAACTATCTTCTTCAATTGACACAAAACTTGATACTAAGGTAGATAAAGAATTTAACAAAGGTTTATCTACTAATGATTATACGTGGGATGAAAAAAATAAATTAGCAAAAATTGAAGAAAATGCTAATAATTATGTACATCCAACAACTTCAGGAAATAAACATATCCCAGAAGGTGGTTCAGAAGGATAGTTATTAACCTACGATTCTGACGGTACAGCTAAATGGTCTGATTCTAGTTCTAAACTTGATGAACAATTTGCCACATTAAATAAAATGTGGGAACAACTTCAAGAAAAGCAAGAAGAATTAAATAAACAAGTTACAGAATTTAATTAGACTACAATTGATTTACACTCTTACGGTGTAGAATGGGATCCGAATGTTTCGTCACCAATATTAACTCGCATTGGTAATCCTTTACTTCATAAACAATTACCAATTCAATCTTCATATCGAGGATGTATATTTAAAGATGGATTAATTCAATATTATTTGCATCCTGATGATTGGACTTATAAGGCTGATGGTACAGAAGCAGTACTTGATGGAACTGATGGTGATGTGAGAGTTCATGTAATGAAATTCTACGGTAAATCAGGTACATATGAAAACGGCAAACGTTGGGTAAGAATTTCAACGTATAAAATTGATGACAGTTGGGTTGAAATTCCTGAAATGGTTATTGACGCATATTTATGTACTATTGATTAGGCTAACAGTAAAACTGCTTCAGTTGTTAATTTTACCGCTAATTATCGTGGTGGTTAGAATCGATCTTCTTATGACGTTTATATGGATGAAACTAACGAAAATTATGATCCGTATAGAAGCGATTTAGGAAAATGTAGAACATCATTAAACTTACAGCAATACATTACTTATGCTGCTAATGCTGGTTCAGAAGTTTTATGTTATGAATATTATAAATGGATATTCTACTGGTGTTATGTAATAGAATATGCTAACTTTAACTTCTAGGCAGATTATAATGCAGAATTAACCTCTGATGGTTATCATCAAGGTGGATTAGGAGCTGGACCAACTACTCACGGTGATTGGAGCAACTACAATGGATACAATCCAGCTATTCCAAATGGTTATACTAACGAATTTGGAAACGGAACAGGTATCAAAGATATTGTATTAGGAGCTTATACAGTTTCTGCTATCAGATGGAGAGGTTTTGAAAATAATTTCGGACATATTTGGATATTCTTAGCAGGAATGGTTATAGTATATGATACAGAAAATAATAGAAATATTGTGTACACGTCGAGAACAGATTTTACAAATGCTGTTGGTACAAAAACTATCGCTGGATATACACCTGTAAATTCAGAATGGGTGTCAGATTTCGATCTGGGAGAGACTGGAGAAATTATTCCATCGAAGTTAAACGGTGGTTCGAGCACTTATATGTGTGATTACAAATGGGATAATAGCAGTACAACAATGCGACACGGGCTCGCCGGGGGTCGCTTGTCTGCTGGTTCCTTTTGCGGCGGCGCTTCTCTTCGTTTGTCTTATGGTCTCAGTTATTCGGCTCCTTCTGTGGGCGCGCGTACACTAACTCGATTATAATATCAACGGAAACATTTATTACAGACTCACCGAGGGTAACTTGAATAATGGTTCCTATTGCAGCAGCACTTATCTTAATTTGTATAATGGTCTCAGTAATTCGAATCCTAATGTGAGCGCACGTTTTATATTGCTAGATATAATATTTTAAAAGATTACGTAAATGTTTTCCTTGCCCCTTGGCAAAAAATAAAGAAGATATATTCAAATAGGGTGTTGGTAAGAGATTGAAGACTTCCTCAGCAATATATAAAAAATTAATTATGAAAAGAATAGGATTTTTACACGAACAGACATACGAAATTGGTAATATCTATCAAGCAGATTTTAATGCGAGAAAAAATAAGCATAGTTACGAAATAGAAAAACACGATAAAAATCAAGAAAAAGAAAATCAATAGCTTTCAGCATTATTAGAATTAATGTTCTATGAAACATCAGAATATCATACATTTAAAATTTTTGAACCAAAAGAAAGATTGATTTTTAAATTGCCGTATTTTCCTGATAGAATAGCACATCATGCTATCATGAATATAATGGAACCAATCTGGACTAAAATTTTTATTCATAATACTTATGCCGCTTTGAAGAATAGAGGTATTCATAAGTTAGCGTCAGATTTCAAAAAATGCTTGAAAGAACATCCAGCTGAAACTAAATATTGTTTGAAAATGGATATAAGAAAATTTTATCCGTCTATTAAACACGATGTGATTAAGGAAATTATTCGTAAGAAAATAAAGGATCCAAAATTATTATCAATTCTTGATGAAATAATTGATTCAACTGACGGAGTACCTATTGGTAATTATCTTTCTCAATATTTTGCAAATTTAACATTAGCATATTTTGATCATTGGCTCAAAGAAGAAGTTAAATGTAAATATTATTTTCGATATGCTGATGATATGGTGATATTATCAGACAGTAAAGAGTTTTTACACAAAGTGTTAATCCTAATTAAATTATATCTTAAACACGTTTTACAATTGCAATTAAAAGACAATTATCAAATTTATCCTGTAGACTCTAGAGGAGTTGATTTTGTCGGATATGTGTTTTATCATAGTCATACGTTATTGAGAAAATCAATAAAATTAAAAATGATGAAATGCGTAAAAGACTACACTGAAAATAAAATCAGTAAAATGAAATTTTACAAAACTATGAGTTCTTACGCAGGATGGATGAAATATTGTGATTCTAAAAATCTTTTAACGAAAATTGAAAAACTTACTGGATTCTTGTTTTCTAACTGGAATGGAACTAAAACAACTTTCAAAGCGGTAGCAAACAAAGTTGTTAGAATTTATAATGTTTCTATATATAGTAAGAAATTTAGAATCAATTTCGTGATGAACGGCAAACCGTATTATATAGAAAGTGCGAGTAACCGCTTATTCATCGCGTTAGCACGAAGACGATTACCAATTAATGCAGTATTATATGCAACCAAGAAAAATAAGAAGTAATCAAAAACCTAGTTCAATTCAAAAACTAGGAAATGGAACCTATTATTATAATTATGGAATTGAAGAAGTTCTTGTAAATGTTCAAGATGTGGAAGGTAATACTTCTGAAGAAACATAGTATGAATTTGTTCAAGCTTTAATAAGTGGTCAACCAAATTATAAAGATTGTGTAAAAGGTATTATTAGACAATTTATCAGTTCGGACGATGAATTTGATTTGATTAATTCGTATAATAGTTACACACAAGGAATTAATGATGATTCTAGTGTTGTCGAAGAATACAAGGATTATCTCAATACACTTAAAGAGATTAAAACGAATATTAAAAAGGATTTCGTATGATATATAGAAATGGTAAGTTGATGTTAACTGTTCAACGATTAATATAGGGAGTTGGACAATAGAGTATCGGAGCTATTTATAAAGGTTCGCAATTAGTTTGGCTTACCGTATATGACGCTATTAGAAGCTGCTTTGGTAGCGGAACATGGCTACAAGATAGATCTTGGATTTCAGATGATACTTGGAAAAATAATTAATTAGCAAAATGAAATTTGATAATTTACCTAATTAGATTTCAGATTTGGATACAGAATGGAACGGACATTCTGGAATGGAAGTAGAAGATTTAATTACTAGACAGTTAGAGAAAGCACAAGGTGGTGAAATTCAACAGATGGAATACGATTTAGAAACAAGTATTCTATCGCTTAAAAAAGCTAACGGAGAAACAGTAACAGCAGAGGTATCAGTAATTCCTCCTACATATTCTTATGGAATCATGTTATACGGAATTGATATAAATGGAACAATTTATACTAGTGCTAATTCCTCTTTATTAATGCAATATAATTCTGATAAAACAGTTAAATTAGGAATTGCATTATACGCTGTATCAACAACTTCCGTTACAGTTGATAGAGTTGGACCATTCAGTGTAAAAATTAATTATGGAACACAATCACTTACTGCGAAAGTAAATAATATTAAATATGCAGATTGTGTAATTGATAGTTCTACTGGTGCTATTTCTAGCGTTACAGTTGATCCTAGTGAATTAGCTTGGATTGATATTAGCAAGTTGTTTAGTAAATCTCAAACTAGTAAGAAAATTACAGCTACTATTGAAGATGTTGAAAACACTTTAGAGTTAGCAATTACTAATGAGGTTATTTCGTTAGCTTATACTGGTAATACTATTCTTACTACAAATTCTGCTTCATTCTCTTTAACTGGAGGTACAATTAGTAATTATTATCTTGAAGGATATAATAACGGAACTAAAAATGTTCAGACTACTAAAGGTGTTATGACAATCTCATCTTTAACTGCTGGTTTGAATAGATTAGTTGTTAGAGCTGTTAACTCAAATGATTCTTCAATTTATACTGATTATATCTATATTGATGTTATTTATACAGTAGGCTGTACAGACACTGTTGTTGCGGTAAATGGAGTAAGTTCAGGTATCAGTAATAACTGTATTGCTACTCTTTATAAACTTTCTGTTTATAGTCCTAATTTGGATTCAGTAAATATCTCAACTTATCTTGAAAGTGAAATGCCTGATACTACTGATCCGAATCCAACTGAAATTATGAAATATGAAGTTATTAATGCTTCATCTTATAATGAAAACAATAGTTATGAAACTTCATATCAAAAATATATTGAAATTAACAGCGATGATTCAGAAAGATACTTATTAATTAAAGTTGACGGAGTATTCTATAATTTCTATACTGTAGTTAGTAATAAGATTTATTCTAGCACAATGAAAACAATGGCTGTTGAAGCTGTTGATAGAAATTTAATTTATTATTAGGATATTGCTCCTTCTAAGAACTTTGATTAGATTGGAGGTTATCTCAATGATATTTTCATGACTAGTGAATATTATGGAAATTCTGCCAATGTTAATACCAGCTTAGAAAGCTCTGATGGTTGGTTTGAAGATTCAGGCAGAACTTATTTTAAAGTATCTGCACAAGATACTCCAGTATTTACTACTCCTGTTAATTTCAGTTTAACTAATCAATTCACTATTGAATTTGGATTTAAAACCTACAATATTAGTAACGAAGAAGATCCTGTATTTACTTTCGGTAATTTACAATTACGTCCTACTTAGTTATGTTGGAATACTACCGATGAAACTTTATTTAATGCTCGTAATTCACAATTCCAAGAAGATACAGAAACTCATATTGTTATTACAGTTTAGAAAAACTATAGTATTTCTAAAGGTGATGCTTATTTCCCTGATTTCTTAGAAGGTGCTCAATCTAACTTTGAAAACTATACAGGAACTATTAATTTAATGAGAATTTATATTAATGGTTGTATTGATAGAGAAATTAGTTTACTTGATTCTGAACTTAATAGTTTAATTAATTCTACGTTACAAATTAATCCTACTAGTGCTGATATTAATTTCTATTTATTTAGAGTTTATAACACTGTAGCATTAACTCACGAACAAGTTATTCAAAATCGTATTTCATTCTTAAAAGATAAAGATGAGAAAATTGAAGTTTATGAGTTTAATGATTTAGTAGGAACTAATGGAGAAATTTCTTTCGATAAAGCTTTCGGAAAAGTAAATACTTTAGTTTACGTTTATCCGAGTGGTGGTAAATTCCCTAATCGTGCTTGGGGCGGTGAAGATGGTTCTTAGAACAACAAAGCTAATAATAGTTTACCTGTAACATTATTTGTTAATTATGCTGACGAAGCTATTAATAAACAATACGGAGGTAGAATTACTAGAGGTTTAGTTAAAGGACAAGGTTCTTCTGCTATGAGATATTTAATTTGGAATGTAGCTTTCCAATTAAATAAATTCAAAAGTACAGTTGGTAAAAGTGAGTTTACTCCTTACTCTCAATTAGATCCTGATACTGATACATTCGTTGAGAATGCTAATGTAACAGAAGGATATTACGTCATGCCTCCTTATGATGGTTAGCAAGAAACTTCCGAAATTAAAGTTACTAAAACAGTTGGTAAAGTTAATTTTGCATCTTCTATGCAATCACATAAAATTGGAGCGTGTAAATTATACGATGATGCTTACAAAAGATCGTTAGGCGCATTACCTACAGGTGGTTTGAAAGCAGTTCACGAAGAGCCTTTCTTGTATTTCTATTTATATACTGATTTAGATTCAGTAGATAATGTAGAATTAGCTGATATTCTTGAAAATAACAATATTAAGTTTATGGGATTCCAAACTTGGGGTTCTGCGAAAGGTGATACCGAAACATTTGGATATAACGATAATTCGATGTTGTTATTAGAAGGTGGAGAAAATTCTGATCCTTCTTCCAACTTTAGAGTACCTTGGTAGGCATTACAGAGAATGAACAATGGAGTATTTGAATCAGCTCCTACTCTTACTTATGAAGAATCATTAGCTGCTCCTTGGCAAAATCTTAAAATTGACGATGAGTCTATTTATCATAATGCTCGTGGTTCTTGGGATATTGATTTTGGAGTAAACGATTCTGGTGATGGTATTTTAGATTCTGCCAAAGATTCTTTAACTGTATGGAGAAGTTTCTATGACTTTGTTTATAAATACGATTACAACTTAAAAATTTATAATTCAAGCACTCCTAACAATTGGGATGTAAGATATAAATATGTTGTTACTAGTAGCACTTGTACTTTAAATACAGTTAATCACAAGAGTGGTGATATTTATCGTTACGATGAAGTAAATCAAACTTGGGTAAAAGCTGGATATAGTTACAACGGTGGTTGGGATAGATTAAATATCTATGACTTAGCTGGAACTACAAGTACAATTGGAATTGCTGCTGCTCTTGATGCAATTAAAGAAAAATTCGCAGAAGGTATTAAAGAATTTGCTGAAGTTGATGATGTTGCATTCCATCAAGCTTTTGTGAAGTTCATGTCTGGAACTGATAATAGAGCAAAGAATACTTACTTTTTAGTTATTAATGGTAAGATCTATTTAATTTCAGATGACTTGGATACAGTGCTTAAAACAGATAATAATGGATTACAAAGTAAACCGTATAATTTGTTAGAGCCGTCATTCGATGAAACTACAGCTGATTATTGGGGTGACGCTAATAATATTTTCTTCTATATGTTTGATCAATGTTTTGAATCAAATGTGAAAACTCAATTACAGAATATTATTAGTACAGCTTACAATCAATCAATTGATGTTAACGATACTACCAATTATTTCTATAAGAATTTCTTCGGAGTTCAAGAAGGATTCCCAGCAATTGCATATAATCACACTGCACAGATTTATTATGAAAATGCGCAGTTTGTTAAGAACTCTAATGTTTTATCATACTACACAAACAATGAAATTGCTCCTATTGAATAGAGCCATGGATCTTGTTTGGAAGGTGAGAAACAATTTATGAATAAACGACTTCCGTTCTTGTGTACTTACGCACAAGTTAATTTAGGTTCTCCGATGCCAACTGGTAGTTCTGCTGGTAGTGGACAATCATTAACTTTAAGAATGGAATTTGAGCCTTATCAAGATTTTTATCCTAATTATAAATGGGAAACTACTTATTATTTAGGAGAATTTAATGATTCTGAATTTGATGCTGTTAAGAGATTAACTAAAGCAGGTAATACTTATGTTGGAACAATTTAGCAGAAAACAACAGCGATTAACTAGGGAATTTACAGCACTAATCTATACAAAACCTTAAACATAACAGGTTTAAAAACTAGTTCACTTGATTCTACTGCTAACTTTGAACGATTAACTAAATTATATATTGATAATGATGATTTAAATAATTACGATATTTTTGAATCAGATTATCCTAGTTTAAGTTTAAGTTTATTCAATCCTTCATTACCAGTTCTTAAAGAATTAACTTTAAAGAACTTAACATTACCTGACGAGATTGATTTATCAGGATTTAGTAAATTGCAAAGTGTAGATTTAACTAATACTACAGTTAAAAATGTTATACTTCCGCAATCTAGTAGATTAACTACTTTAATTCTTCCTGAAACAATTGAATCTCTTAAAATCTACGACAATCCTAGTTTACAAAGTATTGATATTCAAGGAATTTCTAATCTTAGAAATATCTATATTGAAGGTAGTAAAGTTGGAAATTTTGATGTAAGTTCATTCTGCGAACAATTAATTAATTGTAATTTAACATCTGTTGTAATGAGAAATGTAAATCTCTACATTACCGAAGATGCTTTAAAGAAATTAATTTACGCAGACAATTGTATTTTAACTGGAGATATTCACATTGTTACTACTGCTGGAGGATCCACTCTCAAAAATATCAGTTTTGAAACTAAGAAGTTATTAGTTAATACATTTGGTGATATTACTAATTCTGCAACCAAAATTTATTATCAAACTTCAGAAATTATAGATTTTAGTTGTGCAACAGAAATTTCAGTATATTATCAAAATGGAGAATCTGGAACAATTACGAGACAAAATCTCTTTGGAATTACGGTATCTAGTGGTAACGATGTAGATATTGTTTCTGCGACTAATCCTTTCAACCCGGAAGTTACTGGGTATTTAAATATTACTTATTCCTCTATTAGTGGAATTAGTAAAGATGTTGCAGAAATTGATACATTAACTGGAGCAATTACTCTTAAAAAAGAATCGACTGCAACAGGTAGTGTAACTGTTAGTATGAAAGTAGCAAACAGTTCTACTCCTATTACTAAAACAGTAAAAGTTAGCTTTGCTTGGAAAGCTCCGAACATTGGAGATTTCGCATATGCAGATGGAACATTTACTAGTTCTTATGATTCTAGTAAAACACTTGTAGGTTTAGTTTACGCTAAAGATACTACAAGTGATACAGCAGGAACAGTTTATATTATTGGTAAAGAATTTGCTTATGATTCTGTATATCTCGGATATACCGATGAAGGACAGCAAGGTAGTTCTAATTCAACTATTGCTTAGTTATATTAGGTATCTTAGTTCTTAAGTAATAATACTATTAATGATTACAATACTATTTCTGGAATTGCTAATCAAACATTAATTGATAGCATTAGCGTAACTACTTACAATGTTTCAACTAGTGCTTCATTTAACGGAGATACCGATACATCTGCATATATTGATCACGTTAATACAAATTTACTTCCTGTATTATATAACAATTATACAAGTTGTAAAGCTTATATTACTAGAAAATCTAGTACAAATGGATATACCTACAGCATTGATAGTTAGGATAACTTAACTAAACTATTAGAAGTTATTTAGACTATTTATACTAATGCTTCAAGTTCAGATATTATGACTTGTTTATTATATCCGTATTTCTATTCAATGTACTTATATCAACCTTCTGTAAATTCTGATGAACAATTAAATGATCAGTATTTAAAAGGTAACTGGTATGCTCCATCTGTTGGAGAATTTTCTAGAATTATTTACTATCGTGGTTATAGTGCCAAAGGTGCTAACTTTAATTCAAGTTACATGTGTCGTTCTAATATTGATTCCACATTAACTTCAGGTAGTACAGATTTAAGTATTCCTATTTTCTCATTAGCATTAAAACAAATGGGTAATAAATTCCCATCTAGTGCTTGGACAGAAGTAGTTGGAACTATTGTTTAGGATACTATTGGAAATGCTGGAGTTAACAATATTCCAACAACTGTAAATAACACATAGTCTAACAACTACTCTTATCAGAATGAAGGAACGTGGAATAATAATGACATTGTTTACACTGATAAATGGATTGTTGGTAATGGAACTAGTTCTAATTATTATACATCTTGGAATATTTATTAGAACGCATGGAGATTAACTAAACATAAAGGATTACCTTTTACTAAATTTAATTATTCTAAGAATGGTTAAGTTCACATATAATAATCAGACATTTTATATAAATGAAACTGATAGTTTACAAAAACTTCTTTCTTATTCCGAGCTGCTAAAACTTCCTTTGGCAGCTTGGAAAGAAATTCTAGAATTGAAAGATGGAATTTGCTTTTTAGATACTTTATTAGTAATATTATAGAGTTTAATTAACTCGTATGATAGTACCACTAAATCGTTCTTACATAATGATAAAAGTAATTGGTTTAGTAAAGAAGAGAGAACAAGTTTGTGGAATTTATTAAAATGTAATTTAGATCAAATTTCTTTAGTTGTTGGAGATGAAACAATCTCTTTAACTAAAGAAGAATTTGAAAAATTTTTAATCAATCTCGAAACTTATTCTTAGCAATGTTTCTTAAATACTAATAAACATTTACAAGCAGTTAAAGATATTAAAACTGTAGATGATGCAATTAATTATGATTTCACATCTGGTTATCCCGATAAAATTGTATTATGATTGAAATAGTTATAGAATAGGAGGAGCCTAAAAAAGAGGTTCCTCCTGTTACTATAGATTTATCTGAATTTAATGCAAAGAAAGAGAAACCTGCTAATCCTGATTCCATATTAAATAAAATTGAAACTGGTTTTGATAATAAGAATCAGGCTTATGTAGAATGTAAGAAACCACAATTAAAAACACATTTATCTAAAGAAAATTATCTTTCAGAGTTCAAAACAGAATCTGAAAAGAATCTGGCTAGAATTAATTTAGGTGTCTATAGTAAGGAAGAAATTAATAAAGCATTAGATAAAATCGTTAAAGAGAATATTACAAAATCTGATGTACAGGAGATGATAAGTGATTTAGATTTTGTTAATTCGACAATGAAATCATCTGTTGATTATCAAATTCCTAACAATTTATTTACATTATGAGTAACACATTAATTAAAAGATTAACTTAGTCTGGAACCGAGTTTGTTCCTATAACATTATCAGAAGCTGTTGTAGTTAATACGTCAAATATTCCAGGATTAACATCGTTAGGAATTACTACATTAGATAAAGTATTAAGATCTACATTAGGAATTGTTGGTGTTAATGCCACAAATATTGAGACATTAAACAAAGCAGTTGATAATATTAATTCAGTTTTAGATAATAAACAAACAAAGTTGACAGCAGGTTCAGGAATTACAATTTCTGATAATGGTGTAATTAGTGCAACAGTAGGTACAGTTGAACTTTATAAAATTGTAACTAGTTTACCTAATCCGTCTGCGTCAGCTGAAAATACTATATACCTTATTCCTTCATCTAACGGAGCAGCAGGTAATGTATTTGCAGAATATATGTGTGTTCTATCAGGAAGCTCATATATTTGGGAACAAATTGGAAGTATCACATCGGATGTTGATTTAAGTGGTTATGTAACAACTGAAACATTTAATTCATTTGTTGCTTCAAGCATTTAGGCAGTAGACGTAACTGATTCTTCTGGTCAATCTGTTTCTGTAGATTACACTATTCCTACTACTCTTTATGACTAATCTATCGAATGACACAAATTAAATAGTTAAAACAGAACAGTCAAATCTTCTTTCCTTAGACTTCAGCAGACGCTGTATTAGTCAAAAAGGATGGTACGATAATACTATTAAGTGAAGCACTTGAATAGAAGATAGAAGATATAGCAACATCATCTGATTTAACTAGACTTAAAACTAACAACGGAACTTTATTATTAAAGCATACAAATGAAATTACTCCTGATTCGTTGTCAGCTAAAATAATTGCTTATGATTCAAATGGTCATATTACAGAATCTAAACCGACCGAGAAACTGTACATTGCTATTGATGGAGAAGAATATAAAGCTTACGATGGAAATAACACAACCGTTTTGGATCTAGGGGATGATTTTGAAGTTTAGAATGATAAGATCCAATTAAAATGGAATAATGTATGAGTTTACTTAATTTTTCAAAGACCTACGCCGAAGCATCAAAATATTTAACATCATCTGATGATTTATATAAATTGATTTTTACTGGCGATGGACATATTATTACTCACGGAGTCGACTATTTAGCTTAGTTTGGCGCAGGTCAAAGAGGTGTCGTTCCTGGATCTACAGGAAGTTCAACGGAAATATTACGCGGAAATGGAACTTGGTCAGTAATTACAACAAGTGATCTTCCTATTTCTTCGTTTGCAAACGCTATTACTAGCGGCACAACTTCTACGTCAATTGCGTCAATTAAAGATATTATTGATTATGTAGGCAATAATATTGCAGCTAGTGACGCAATGCGATACAAAGGCACCATTTCAATTGCAAGTGGTGCTTATGTAACTGTTACTGAATCTGGTACAGGTGCATTTCCTACATCTTGTAAAATTGGTGATACTTATCGTGTAATTACTGGCGGAACATATGCGGGTAGTGTATGTGAAAACGGTGATTTATTAGTTTGTATTAAAGATGGATCTGGTGATTTGTTAAATAGTGCTGATTATTGGACTATTGTACAGACTAATATTAATGGTACAGTATCACACACAATTAATGGAACTAGTTATTCAGTTTATTCTCCTAACTTAGGTTCAAGTTTTTCAATTTATGCTCCTACATCATTAGGTAGTGCTGGTCAAGTATTATCGACTACAGGTAGTGGTTTAAGTTGGATGAATCAATCTAGTATTACAGCTGGAGATATTACTGATGCTGCTAAACAGAAATTGTTAACTGCTGTTACTCTTGCTAGTGATGGTACATTGTCTATCACAGTTGGCGGAACTACTAGATCCGCTGTACTTTCAGGAAGTATTGTTGCAGGTTCAGTTAAACAAGCGTTAACAGCTGGTGATGGATTAACTCTTTCTACTACATCTTATGATGGTTCTGCAAGTTCAGTAATGGCATTAAAAACTGCAACAAGCACTACTTTGGGTGGTATTAAAGTTGGTGATTATTTAGCTATTGATGATTCTGGTAAGTTGTATGTTGATACTTCTCAGATTCTTAATATAACTGAATATCTTAGTAGTGCTAAATTTGAATTTGCAAATAGTACAAATAATGCTGGGTTTGCTTTAATTTATGGAACTAATAAAACTTCTAGAACCGTTGCTTCATCTGTTACATTAATAGGAGGTGATCATACAACTGTTGGTTATTCTACTAGCACAAGTACAAGTTATCCTAACGGTACATTTACTATTAGTTCTTCTTGGAGAGATGTACAAGTAGGTGGAACTTCAATTGGTGAGAAAGCTGTTAATTTCGTTCCTAGCGGAGATGTTTATTTAAAGACAGATTCCAATGGCGACGATATTCAAGACATTAGTTTTGGATTGAGTTGGTATAATATTAGCACAAAAGAATACGAAACTGCATGAAAATAGCATATAACCCTACTACTAGCGCAGCCTTAACAGCTGCTCCTAGTAATAATGATATAACCTTCGATTTAAGTGGACTATCAATTTACGCACGAGGAATTAAATTTAAGGGTACTGACACAACGTACAGTGTGTTTAAGAAACATACATCCACAAGTGGTGGAGGTTATACAGGGTTAGTGCCAATTCCTTCTTACACTACAACTTCTATTAGATATTTACGCGAAGATGGAAGTTGGGTAGTTCCATATAGCGTCTTTACAGGCGCAACTAGTTCAGCAGCAGGTACTACGGGTTTAGTACCTGCCCCCGCTGCTGGAAAACAAAATTATTTTTTGCGTGGAGATTCCACATGGGCGATTCCCACAACATATAGTGCTGGTAATTATTTAACATTATCAGGAACTACTTTTAATCACAATACAAGTGGTGTTACTGCTGGAACTTATGGACCAACAGCTAACGCTACTTTATCACATTCAGGAACATTTGTTGTTCCAAATTATAAAGTCGATGCTTACGGACATATAACTGCTGGAGGTTATATTACTTATACATTGCCAGCAGATAATAATACTACATATTCTGTAGCAACTAATACTTATTTAGGTTTAATTAAACCTTGGTATAATCACACAGCAGCATCAACTGGTCCAACAGCAGGTAGTGATGCTACAGCAGTTGCCGTTAATGCTATTTCTACTACAGCAGGTAGATATTATGCTTTAGAAATGGATAGTAATGGTCGAGGTTTTGTTAATGTACCTTGGGTAAATACTGTATATACGCACCCAACTCAAAACGCCATTAGTGTTACTAATGCTAATGGTTTAGTAATATCAGGAATTGTAGTTAATACATTAGGTCATGTTACTGGTGTAACAACTAAAACGTTAGCCGCTGCTGATATTCCCAGTTTGAGTTATCTTCCTTTAGCAGGAGGCACGATGACGGGAGCTTTGAATTTCAAGAATGCTACTTGGAATTTAGTTGGCGACGATGTTTATATTGGAGATTGTGATATAGCTGGCGGCTTAGGATTAAAGGGTGCTAACGGACAAACTAATTTGGTGTTCTATAATTATAGTAATTCAAGTTATTATACAAAATTAATTACCCAAAATGTAGCATCTAATCTTGCAGTATATTTACCAACTGCTAGTGGTACTTTAGCTCTTACTAGTGATATACCAACTTCATTAAAGAACCCAAATGCTTTAACGATTCAAGCAAACGGAACTACATTAGTTACTTATGATGGTAGTTCGGCTCTCACCGCTAATCTTACTTATAGTAATGTAGGTGCAGCCGCAGCTAGTCATACACATGATTATCTCCCGCTTGCTGGAGGAACTATGACAGGCACACTCACTTCAAACGCGATTATCCCGAGCACCACTTCCACCTACGACCTCGGAACTTCATCTCTCCTTTACAAGGATGGATATTTCTCCGGCACGGTCTATGGTGCTGCATTCGAAGGACAGATTAAAGGCGGCGTCAATAATGGTATGCTGAAAACTCCCTCTGCTGGTTGCTTGCGCTATGATACGTGTGTTTTACAAGGTACCACTGGTTTGTTCTATACCACAACCAATGCAAATAGTATATTGTCTCTGGACCGATACGGATATAACGCGACTGCGCAATCTCAGCTTGGATTCTCTAGCAGCGGACGTATCTATTACAGGACGAAAATAGATACTTCAACCGCATGGGAAACGCTCTCTTATGTCAGCGATTTAGATGCCTACCTCCCATTGTCTGGAGGGACTATGACTGGTACTATTACATTTGCTAATCTAACAGGAAGTAATGTTAGAAATATACTTTATGGTCTTATAGCAGACGATGACTATTTCCGTTTACAAGTAGGTGGAACAGCTACTAATTCAGGATATGTAGAATTAGCTACCGCTGATGATGGTTCTGAACCTATCTATATAAGACAGTACACTGGTGTATTTACAGCAGTAAAAAGAACTGCTACAATATTAGATGCTAATGGTAATACTAGTTTTCCAGGAACTGTTACTGCTCCAACATTTAGTGGTGCTTTAAGTGGAAATGCGTCAACAGCTACAGCATTAACTACAGATGCGGGTAGTGCTACTTTACCAATTTATTTTAGTGGAGGAAAACCAGTAGCTTGTAGTTATAGTTTTGGAAATGCTTCAGGAAACGCAGCGATAAATAACGGTACAGTTAATACTAATCTAAATGCAGATATGTTAGATGGTTATCATTCTACATCTTTGTTTAGAACAAATGTAGGAAGTATCCCAACAGCATATATTGATAATGATTTAACTACCGCTAATAGTTCTGATTATGCTAATTATCAATCTGGAACATACAGTATTGGTCGTAGTAGTAGCACAGAATTATTTATTAATTTTGCTGGAACTGGTTCTACATCAGCATTATAGTTAAAAACTTCGTATGCTGATACCGCATATCTTTATTTTAGAAAAACTGTTGATTCAAATAGAACTTCTGGAGCTTGGAGATATTTTTTAACTGATGCAAATTATACCACATTAGTTCCAACAAAAACTGGAACTGGAGCAAGCGGTACTTGGGGAATTTCTATTACTGGTTCTTCTGCATCTTGTACTGGTAACGCAGCTTCGGCAACTAGTGTAATAGTTAATTATCATAACATTAATAATACCAAATATCCGTTAGTATGGAGTAATCAAGTAAATACTAGTACAGTTACAGGAAATTAGTTATATAAAAGTTCTAATTTCTATATTAATCCTAGTACAGGTTATTTATACGCTACTGTATTTAGTGGAAATTTAGCAGGAAACGCTTCTACAGCAACTACTTTAGAAACTACTAGAACTATTAACGGAACTAATTTTAATGGTTCAGCTAATATTACTACGGCTAATTGGGGAACTGCTAGAAGTATTTATATTGCTGATAGTGATGGAACAAATACAGGAACTGCTGTTAGTGTTAATGGTAGTGCTAATGCTACTTTAAAACTTCCGTCTACTATTAAAGCAACATTAACTGGTACATCTTCTTCTTCTAATTGGTTAAACACTAATACTTCGTTAACTTATGGAGCAAGCGGATTAAATTATTTTAATATTAATGGAACTGCTGGAACTACTGCTAATTCTAATGTTACTCCAACTTCTGCTTGGTATCATATACTTAGAATGAATCACGGAAATAGCGCAGGATATTTTGCTGATATTGCTATTCCTTTAAACGATGTAGGAGGAGTATGGTGGAGACAAGTACGCTATGGTACTAATTATGGATGGTATAAAATATTAGATACTAATAATTATACTAGTTACTGTGCTACTGCTTCTCATACTCATAGCTATGCTGGATCATCAAGTGCTGGAGGTTCTGCTAATTCAGCTAATTGTGTTAATAGTTCATTAACTGTTAAATACAATGGAACATAGTTATGGACATTTAACGGTAGTACAGCTTAGACATTAAATATTAGTGCTGGAACAAATGTTGGAATTACTAAAAATACCAGTGGAGATTTAGTAATTAGTGCAACTGATACCACATATACATTTACTCCGAATAATCCTACTTTAAGTTTTGGAGGAACAAGTTCTATTGGTACGATTGGAGGTAAAACATTTAATGTGACAATGCCTTCTAATCCTAACACTGATTATAAAACTTCTAGTTCAGCATCTACTGGAGCTAAGTTATTTTTAATTGGAGCAACTTCACAAGGAGCAAATACTTCAACTGGTGTAACTACTTACAGTAATGCTTATTGTTATGTTGGAACAGATAACTGTTTATATTCAGGTGGTTCTAAAGTATTAACTTCTTATACTAATACAGTTAACACTGCTGGTAGTTCTGCTACTGATTCTACTATTTATTTAGTAGGAGCAACTTCACAAACTACTTATGCGCAAACATATAGTAATGCTAAATGTTACGCTAACGGTGGATATTTATATAGTAATAGTACTAAAGTTGATCCTGATGCCTATTTACTTAAAGCAGGTGGAACATTAGTTGGAGGGTTAATTACACAAATTGTAAGACCTTATACTAATAATAGTTTTGATTTAGGTACTTCTAGTTATAAATATAAAAATGGTTATTTTAGCGGAACTTTAGTTGCTAATAATTTACAGCTTACTGCTACTTCAGGAACTATATTAAATACAAATGGAGTTGAATGTTTTGCAGCTAATTCAGATTCAACTGTTGTTGGATATGGAACTTCCGTAAAATCATTATCTACATATATTGACGGATATAATATATATTTACGCACAGGAACAGCACATACTACACAAATGACAATTAGTTCTGGAGGAGGAGTTTCAATTGCTAAAGATTTAAATGTTAGTAGTTATGCTGGTATTGGAGGAGTGTTATATTTATATAACGGAGTTGATTTTGTCGGAGAACATGCCGAAACTGGAACAGTTAGAACTTCAATTGTTAGAAGTTACACAGGTGATGATTCTGATATTGATCACACTTTAACTTTACCTAACTCTGATGGAACTTTGATTGCAGCTGATGGTTCAGTAGGGACTTTTACAAAAGGAGTTTTCTTCAATGGTAACCAATTAAGCGCAATGACATATTCTCTGAATGCAACTGTTAATTCTGGTTATGTTGATAGACTTGCATATTATAGTTCTGCAACTACTATTAGTTAGTATTCTTCGACAACTGGAGCTGCAAACGTTCCTATTTATTTAAACGCTGGAGTTCCAACAGCAATTATTAACATTGAATGGACATATACAAGTTATGCAACTTCTAGTTCTAGTACGTATAAATATTATAGTTCTAATAAATCTGTAAAATGTTTTACATTTGGTAGAATTACAATATTGTATGGATGGGTTTATATAGCAAGTGGTAGCGGTAGTTCAACTTCTTTAGGATATATTTCTAGTAATGCTCCTTATTGCAGCACAACACAATATTCACACATAGTTCATGTTGGATCTAGCGAGAAGAACCGAGGTGTAATATTATAGTTTAGTGGTAGAACATTAAGTGTTTATGATATTTATTCACAAGATTCATCAACACCTTATTCGTTCTCATTTATGTGGTTTACATAATATTTAACAATTTTTAACTTGTATTTGTTGTAATTTCTATATATTATTGATTTGTAAAAATAGAAGAGTATGATTTTGAACGATGCTTTAATTAGACAAACCGTATTAAGTAAGTTAACACTTAGTCGTGACGGTAAAGAACTTTCTAAAACATTGAAGGTTAAATTAATGAGAATGAGAATTGCGTATAATAAAATTAGAGCGCAATTTGATTCAGATAATAGTGAAATGATTAAGGAACTTGTTCCGACAGAATTATCAGAGTTAAGTCAGAAAACTGATAGAACTCCTGAAGAAGAAACAAGATTTAATGAGCTTAATGATAAAGCAAATTCTGAATATCAAGAGTATCTTGCTCAAAAAGGTAAAGAAGAAGTTGATGTTCCTGATGATAAATTCACAGAAGAAGAGTATGCTGATTTGCTCGATGTAAATTCAACAGACGAAACTTTCGATATTAATGGATATAAGATTACATCCATTGATTTAATGGAAAATCTTTATAATTTATTTGTATGACAATTACTAAAAATTATGAGAGTTACAGTCTTACCAGTGAATTATCAACTGGTGAGACTATTAATGGAACAGTAGAGTATAATGCAGCTGATGAAATTACTATTTCGTTCAATGTTGAGAACGAATTAGATAATTCCACATCAGCTTGGATTAAGATTCTCGGTGACAAATATCAGGTTAATTACAACAATGTAACTGATATTGCTAAAATGACAGACGCTGTTATTTCTATCGTAGATGAAGTTAAATCTAAATTTGAAAAATAATAATTACTATGGGAAGACGTGGTTGTTCCGCTCCTAAAATCGGCATTAAGTGTGGAGGAAAGGTTAAAAAAGGCGGTAAATAAAAGACTGTATAAAATATTTTTAAGAAGCATAAAATATACTCCTATAATTCTCGCAATAAACGAGATAATATTTACATTCTTGAATTATTACAATGTTCATTGTGAATATTTAAGTTATGTATTTGGAGTATCTTTTATGCTTCTTTTCTTTTTATATCTAATGTCATATATATTTAATTTCTGTAATATTTATAGAGTTCCTTTGTATTATATTACAGCTATTAATTTAATAGGAATTTATGATTCAATATTTAAAATTTCTTTGACAGATCTAAATATGCTAAGATTATATTTAATACTTGCTGGATTATTCATAATATATTATATCTATGCTGAATATAATAAGAAATTAGCTAAAGCAATTAGTTGATGATATTGATTCTGGAAATTCAAATTTAACCGAAGCTGAACAAATGAAAATCATTCAGTTTATTAACACTATGGTTGATAAAGATTAGCGAATGAGTAAACGTCAAGCTTGTGATTATTTAGGAATAAGTAGAGCAACTTTTGATAATCATGTTCATGATGGATTTATTCCAAAAGGACATAAACAAGATGGTTTTAAAGAATTATATTGGTTTAAGTCTGAATTAGACGCAATTAGTAATAAGTGATTGATCGCCAATCTTAAATATTTATGTTATTTAATTATAGCATACGTATTTAAGATTGGCGATTTTATTTTTAGTAACATTCATAATCTATAAAATTTGTAAGTATTATTAAAGTGTTCTAGAACACTAACTTAAAAACTTTTATAATTATGAGTGACACAAAAACTTTTGTTATGCCTGAATCAGGCAATAATAACCTTATGAGCATGATGGCTGCTAATGGAGGTATGTGGAATAATCCTTTCATGTACTTAATCTGGTTAGCAATGTTCCGTCAAGGCGGATTCTTTGGAAATGATAACGGTCAAGATTTATCTAGACAAGTGTAGACTCTCCAAGAATAGATGCAAGATAATTAGAATTCAGATCTTATCATGGCTGGTATTAATGGTAATACTTCTGCAATTCAGCAAGCAGCTGATAGAATGGGATGTAACTTTAATACTCTTAATTCTGCTATTTAGACTGTATCTTCAGGTATTCAGCAATTAGGAGGTCAACTTGGATTTAGTTCTGAAAGAGTTATTAATGCAGTTAATTCTGGTGACGCTGGAATTATTTCTTAGTTATAGAGTTGTTGCTGCAATACTCAAAAATCTATTATTGAGCAAGGTTATCAAAATCAATTGGCAAATGAACGCTAGACTTTTTAGATTACAGATAGTATCAACGGTGTAGGTAATCAGATTTAGACAGGTTTCTGCAATACTAATTTCAATACACAGTAGCAGACTTGCTCTTTGCAGAATACGATTAAAGATGTTTCTACTACAAATACTAACGCTATCATCGCTAAATTAGATCAAATGCAAACTCAGGCTTTACTTGATAAAATTTCTACTTTACAAGAAAAGAATAGTGAGCAAGCAGTGATTATCAATAATGCTCAGCAGAGTGCTTTATTTAATCAGATGATTAATTAGGCTGTTATTCCTATTAATGCTTCATTAAGTGGATTAACTACTAATGTTCAGAATATTCAGAGTAAGATGCCTTCAACTACTGTAGTTCCTTATAGTCCTGTTACTGTAATTCCAAATAGTGTTGCAGCTTTATATGGTAACGGATTATATAGTAGCTGGGGTTAAGAAAGGAGGTAATTATGATTAGTCCATTTTATTTAGCTAATCGAATGGGAATTCCTCGCTTAGAAGATGTCGGTGTTACAGTAACTTCTACAAATGTTATCTATAATTTTAGAAATCATCCTTTGTTTTAGACTCCGTTTAACGGATTGATTATTTTTAAATTGTCTGCAATTCCTAGTGGAACTACAAGTACATTACCAATTACATTTGAGTCTACGTCAAGACAATAGGAATTAACTAAAATAGGAGGAGTAGCAGCTACTGTTGGCGATATTACTGGAGAGGGAATTTATCTTGCTTTTTATGAATCTAATACTAGCACATTACAGTTATTATGACATTTTAGAATTTAAGAAACAATAATTAGATATACATATTACACAAAGACAATAACATTACTTTAGAAACAGGCAAGGTAACTAGTGTATCTGTGCCTGTTCCTAAGTATGCTGGTAATATGTATTCAGAATTAGTAATAGATATTTCTGTTGATATAAATGGTTCAACTACCAATTTCTAGAAATTACCTGCAAATACAGATATTGCAGATTTCGGAAATAATATGGTTATATCTTGCAATAAAGATGCTATTAATTCCGAGATTAATGCAATGAAATAGAAAAGTTAGGATATAATTAATAGTGTAAATCAACATGAATAGATTATTAAAGATTGTGATTTAATTCTAGAATAGCTAAATCCAGAAATAGCTGAAAAGTAGCGTTAGGAATAGGATAATAAAGCATTAAGAGAAGAGATTAATTCTTTAAAAGAAATGTTCAAAGAATTTATAATTAAGCATTATGACAACGATAGTAGAAGTTCAGGAAAGTAAATTAGAATGTCTTAAAGAATACGTAGAGAAAGTAATTAAATACGGAGAAAAAGTTTTACACTGTATTAAAGAACTTGAAGAAGACGAGGAATCTGAGCATAGACATTCTAGATATTATTAATATATGATACCATTAGATATTTATGATGAATATCCAAAAGCTATGAAGAAATATCTTTAGAACTATGGATGGCATTTTACTAAAGATTTATGTAATTATGCAGTTTCTTTAATGCGTAAAAATGATAAGAAACTTGACCAGTTAAGTAAGGATTTTGTTGATAAAGCATTATTAAATAATGATATTGTTTTAAATAACAATGTTGGGTATGATTACATATTCGTAGCTAATATGTGTAAAGCAGATTATTACGGAAGTAGTATAACAGACGAAAAACATTTTGCTTTATATATCAAAGATACAATAGATGATGAAGACGCTGGAGATGGAACAACCATGAGAAGATGGTATGCAACAATGATTGCAAATGGTGTCATGATAGATTGGAAGGAATTTATTTAAATAATAGGAGAATTTTCTGTTTAAGAGAGTTCTCCTATTTTTATTTTGGAATAATACTTTCTATGACTACTATTACAAAGTAAATAATAAATGTATGAAATACTTTACTTTAAGCGAATTAATTAAAAGTAATACAGCTATAAAAAACAAAATTGATAATACTCCTGATGAAACTCAAAAGTAGAATCTAATTGCGTTAGTTGAAAATATTTTAGATCCGCTTCGTGAAGCGTATGGAAAACCCATCATAGTAACTAGTGGATTCAGATGTACTAAACTTAATAAACTTGTTGGAGGTGTTTCAACTAGTCAACATCAAACAGGTGAAGCAGCTGATATTCGAACAAAAGAAGATACTGTAGCAGCTAATAAAGAATTATTTTAGCTAATCTAGAAATTAGATTTACCTTTTGACTAGTTAATTAACGAACATAATTTCGATTGGGTACACGTTAGTTATTCCGATAGAAATAGAAAATAGGTATTAAAAGTATAATGGGTAACTTTTAGTTGAACGGAAAAGTTTACGAATCAGTAGGCTCTTCCTCTTCTAATTTATGTATAGAAACCAAAGGTGATATAAAAATAAAGTTCGGAAATAAGTTTATTGATTTAATTAAAAATGGTAAAGTTAATACCGAATCTAAAAGTATTCTTCAATCAATTGATAATGCTGACAATATAAGTTCAAATGGAATCTATATTACTTCTGATGAACAAGTTTGGTTTTATCTCGATGGAACTAAGATAAATATTACTGGACAATCTTACATTTCTTATTTAACTGATCAAACATTATCAGCTGATGAGAAAACTAAAGCATTAACTAATATAGGTTTTTATTATAATACATTAGAAGATGCACAAGGAAACATTACAGCTGGCGTAATATATGTTTAGGATTAGAATAAACTATATATTGCTAATAACGGAGTATTAAGTGAATATACTACTACGTTAACACAAGAAACATCAACAGATTTTGAAATTGACAATTTAAAAATATATAATTCAGACAAAACTAGTATGTTTGAAGCTAGCTATGGATATTTATTTACAATAGGAAATGATACATATTTAACTATTGGAGATAAAATAATTAGCTTAAATAAAGACTTAGTTATGTCTGTAAATAACTATATCCAAACTGAAGGCGCAACTAGTTCATATGGCTATCGTTTATATATGAAAGGATCACAATCTGTATTAGAGGTTGATTCTTTAGTTTGGAGAAATATTGCTTCTGAACTACAATTAGATATTACAACTGATAATGATAGATTTATTAGTTGTAAACGTAGTAATGTAGTATTATCAGTTGATGATGATGAATTAACACTAAAATATAAGAATAATTTTGTTATTAATGATCAAATATATTTATTTGGCTCATTAATTCCCGATGTAACTATCTCTGATAGAACCATTTCATTAGAATATTCAGTAGATTATGATATTAAATTAAAACTTGAACATTCTAATAGCACTGAAACAATAACATTAACAGCAGGTCAAACTTCTTATGAATCCGATTTAGAAATCATTGGATATACTGTGATTTCTGGAGAAATAGCTCCTTATGGAGGTTATAATATTAAAACATTATTATCTTTTAAAATTACTAGTTCTTCAGACCAGCAAATAACTATTGACGCTGATTCTAAATATTTAAATCATTTTAAAGACAGTGATATCTATTCATCTTCAGAACCATATATTATGATTAATGAAGGTGAATTAACTTTGGTTGCTGATGAAGTAATCATTGAAGAAGAAACGGAAGAAACCGATGAAGTTTCTGAAATAGTAGTAGAAGAAAATCAAACTGTTAATAAAATTAACAATGTTAAAATTGGAGATATTTCTGAATTAGAAGAACAAAATTATTAGGAAAACTCTTTAGGAATATTTACCAATAATTTAATTGGACTTAACAACAAACTATATAAAACTGAATTTAATGGGAATTATCCGATATACGGAGAGAAATTATTAATTCCAGAAGAATCTTTAGATTCTGAAGATTATAATAGTATCGTTCCTACAATTCAGTGGATAAAGAAATTAATTGAATTATCAATGCCAGTCGGAACAATTGTAATGTTTAACGGTACTGACATTCCTGATGGGTGGGCAATATGTGATGGAACTAATGGAACTCCTGATTTGATAGGAAAATTTATTAAAGCATCTACAACTATAGGTGACAACGAAACGGATTTAAATGAAAACAATGAATTAGTTCTCACAAAAGAAAATTTGCCTGACCATGATCACGTTCACAAACACAAAATAAACGGCATAACTTCTTCAGAAGGCGGAATAATATATAGAGATTCGTTTGAAACTACAACGTATAATGTTTCGGCTGGCGAAGATATTTCTTTAACAACGAGTAATTCTAATGGACAAATGGGCACAATTACTGATCATACTCACGATATAGATTTAACTAGTGGTGAGAATATTGATAATACAACAGTATTTGAAAATAAACCGATCAAGATTGAGCCTAGATCCTATTCTTTAATATTTATAATGAAAATGAGCAATGAACGAAGAATTTGACAATCTATTTGATGATGAGGAGGAAGATATTTTAGGTGATTCTTCTTCTCAAACTTCTGTTGAACAACCAGAAGACGATGATTTAACAGCAGATGTGTTAAGATCCAAAGGTATTTCTGATCCGAATAAAATTCAATTCGAAGAAGAAGATGGAACTATGACTTCTCGTGCTTGGGATGAGCTTACTCGTGCTGAGCAATTAGCTATTTTAACTAATCCTGAGGAGCAACAGTTTAATGATGCAGATAATATGTATCAAGATGAATTGGATCTTATTAATAATATTAGACGTAGTGGATTATCTGTTAATGATTACATTCAATCATTAATGCCTGTTGATACAGAGAATAGAAACTACGAAGTCGATAAGCTTTCAGATGATGAACTATATGCTCTTGACTTACTTGAGAAAGTAGGCGAAGAAAATATTACAGATGATGAACTTAATGCAGCTATTGATAGTGCAAAGCAAAACGCGGAACTTTATCAGAAAACAGTTGACGGATTGCGCGAATCATACAAACAATTACAATTAGATCGTGAAGCGCAAATCGCTAACGATCAAGCTACGCAACAGCAAGCACAGTATAATCAATTCGCTGCTTCTATTAATAATGAGATACGAGGTCTTAATACATTCGCAGGTCAAGAATTACAGCTTTCTCCTGATGATCAGGAAGAATTAGCATCATTCATGTTAAGACTTGATGAACAAGGCATGAGTGGTTTAGGTCACGCGTTAAATGATCCGAGAATTCTTACTAAAGTAGGTTTTTGGCTTTTGAATGAAAATGAGATTACTGGAGAACTCACTAAATAGATACAAGATAGTTATACAAGAGGCTATAACGCTGCTAAAAATGAAGGTCGGTCTTAGTTTGTGTTTAGACCTCAAAATAAAACTCAATCGGAATCAAACTTTGATGACGATGATTGGTAATTTTTAATAAAAGATTTTTTATGTTAGTAGCAAACTTTGTAACAAATCGCCCGCAAATGGGCACAACTAGAACTTATGAAGATTTCAGTAAGTTCCTTGGTGAGAGACCTCATCGTTTGGGTGTAGTTTCTCGTATGTATCCGGAATTGACCGCTACATTCTTAACCGAGGCTATTCGAAATGTATATTATGGTGATAGTAAAAAAGCTAGTGGTTTCCAGTCAATTGATTCCACTTATTTCGAATGGAATGTAGAAGTAAATCAAATTAAACGTATTCCGTTTGCAGCAGTTCCCGTAGAGGATGGCGCAGATGGTAGTGAAATTGAAATGCTTTTCCCCGAAAATTACTATCAGTTACACGAAATCTTCAAAATTGAAAAAACTGGTCAGCAATGTTTTGTAGTCTCTCGACCTGTAAGAAAAGCTGATAATTTGTGGTCTATTATGGTACGCTTGCTTGATAGCGATTATTCAACTATTTTGGATAAAGATGGTTGTCAGGTAGGTGACTTAACTAGATACATTGGTAACGCTAAACCTGAGTTGCACGACTGCGGTTTCGTTAAATATCAGTCTAACGTTGAGAAAATGCGCAACTATATGTCAACCATTCGTGTTGATGATACATATAGTGCTAAATATGCATTGATGGAAGATACGTTCATTAAAATCGGTCAGGGTAAAGATCTTGGTTGTATGACTGAGAAGATTTACAAACTTGATCCGATGAAGAAAAACTTGATGGACAACTTCTTGTATGCACGCGAAAACATGATGTTGTTGGCTAAAGGTACTGTAGGTCCCGATGGTAAATCCACTTTGTCGGATAAAGCTACTGGTCGTCCTATTACAATTGGTGACGGTATGATTCCGCAGATTGAGCGTTTCTGCAATAAATATTCTGCAAACCATATTACAATTGGTACCTTCCAGACTATCATTGCTTCAATGGTAGAAAAAGCAGAGAAACCTACAGGTAATCACTTCTGCTTCATTATTAATGAACTTGCATGGGCAATCGTTCAGAGAGTTCTTGGTGATTATCTCGCTAACCGTAAGACTGACGGTGCTTACTTGTGGTCTAAAGGTGGCGAAGGCAAATATATTAAAGTCGGTGCAACATTCGACGCATACGAGTGGGGTGGTAATACAGTTTCATTTAAAGTTGATAGAACTTTGAGTCGTGAATACCCTGAACCCTTCTTCTTGTGTATTGATTTGACTACTGGATCTACATCAACTCAACCCCCTGTGCAGATGTTCTCTCTCAAAGGTCAGGATCTTATTTTCAACGAGGTTCTCGGCGTTGGTGGACGTGACGGTAAATCAGGTGGTGTTGTTTCTTCACCTGTTGCAGGTGGTATGATGACTGCATGGGGTTATGCCGGTATTGCAGTATTTAATCCTTATCGCTCATTTATTTTGAGAGGTAAACGCGAGATTATTTGATAATAACTAGATAAGGTGGGGAACGAAATGCTTCCCCACTTATTTTATATAATAATGAATATGAATCTATGGCAAAAAAGACTAACGAAGTTCAAAATGGTGATTTAAAATCAAATATCATTGTTTTGAGATGTGTTTATGGTAAAGGAACTAATCAGAAATATTACATTCAACCTACGAAAAATGAATTAGGACGTTATCCTAGTTGTGTAAAACGTGTCGATGCACACGGAGATATTGTTTTGACACCTGAAGAATTACAGCAAGAAGCAGCAGGTACAGCATACTTTGTTAAAGAAAATCAAACATTCGTAATCACAGATGGTAAAACATTTGATTTAACTGATGTTAAAGATGCTGCTGAATGGGAAGCAATTAAACATTGTGAATTTATTGCACCTGACCGTTATGCAAAAGATTCAAAAGGTAATTATTTGATTGACGGAACAGTAGATCCTAAATCAACTAAACCTAGATATGGTGTTGCAGAATTATACGTTGATCGACCTGGATACGATTCTCAGCGTAGAGTTTCTAGACGTAAACTTATTGTCGACGCTTCTAATTATATCTTGAATGACGAAAGAGGTTATGATGGACGTTTGGCAGTAGCACGTGTATTAGGTAGAAATATGAAAAATCAACCTAATGCAGATATTGAAGATTATTTACTTTCTATTGCAGAAAAAACTCCTGAGAAAATTATTGATTGCTACACTGGTGGTGATTTAAAATTGCGTATCTTCTTTATTGAAGCACGTGAAAGAGGTGTTATTGTTAAAAAGAATGGTGTCTACATTTATGGTGATAACACAATTCTCGGAGCTACTGACACAGCAGTAATTGAATGGATGAAGAGTCCTAAAAATTCTAAGACGTTGGCACTTATTCGCCAAGATACATATCCTGACATGTTTGCTAACGAAGAAACAAACGAAAAATAATATTAAATGACGGCTCGATAGATTTTCGAAGCAACATTAATTGAGTTAAATAAAGTACAAGCTCCTACGTTAAAATTGTACGAGTTTAATTACTTGTTTAACAAAGCAATCAATCAGTATATTAATAAAGTATATAATGTCTACGACATTAATCAGCAGACTACTGACGATTTAAGAGTTTTAAAATCTACATGTTTTTTAACTCCGAATAAAATCAATACTTCTAATGCTGCTATTCAGAACACTTCTGCTATTACTGGTAATCCTAATCAGCCTAACGGAGGTTATAATGGACAGGCTTCATCTTATTTAAGTAACTCACATAAGTCGATTCAATCACTTCATGGTGCTACTTATGAGGTGTATATGCCGATTGATTACTTACATATGCTTAATTGCGTATGTATCTATTATGTTGCAAAAACAAAAGATTGCTGGGATGCAGGTTCCTATATTGAAATTCCAGCAACACGTTTGACTGCCGATTCTTGGAGTCAAATTGTTACGGACATTTATAATCGTCCTTCTCCGATGAAGCCTTATTATTATATTCATAATATTAATCAGTCACAGACAATTCCTACTAATCCTAGAAAATCCACAACAACTGGTACAGGCTTAGAGGAAATTGGTACTGATATGAATGGTACATATAAAGTAACTAAGGTTGATGGTGGTGAAGGTGTTTCTGATGTAAACACGAATGAATCTGATTCTACTGTATAGAATTCTAACTTTTAGAGAACGTTTAAATTAAACGATGATACGTAGGTTTCGTTAGTAGAAAAGCCTATTGCTCTAAGAGCTGGTAATACTAGCAATGTAAGGTGCGAAATCCGCTATGGTAAAGACGATTCCTTATTTTAGTTAGTAGAAGTACAGATTGACTATGTTAAATGTCCGCAGAACATAAGACTTACTTAGGAACAAATTGATTTGACTGAAGATACTTCACAAATTATGGAATTTCCTGACTATGTTAATCAAGAGATCATTAATGAGTTGGTAAGCTTAGTTATGGCTCGTTCAGGCGATCCTAGACTTGGCACTAATATTTAGATTAATTAGTCTATTGCGAGACCAACTGCACAATAGCAAGCACAACCCGCTGCAACAGCAGCACAATAATTTAATTAATATATGTCTACAGGATTAAATTTTCAGACTCAGACTATTATCAATAGTAATATTGATATTGACTCTACCAAAAAGAACGAGAATGGTAGCGATAACACCTACTTGTTCAAAAGCCTTAAAGCTAAAGTTGATGGAGTTGAGAAAGATGTATTTCGCGTTAAACGTGATTTTACATTCACTAAAGACAATGTAGTGTCTATTAAGAAAAGAGAAGGATATGATGCACAGCCTTGCAAGGCATACATCGACTTCTCAAAAGTTGAGGGATTAATTCCCGAAAAAGGAAAGACTTATGCTCGTCTTTCTATTTATATCAAAATTGAAGGTGCTGAGCCTTTCATTTACGCAACTCCTTGGGTTCAGAAAGGTATGCCTTTCTGGATTGAATTTACTGTTAAAGCAGATTCTACTCCCGAAAAGATTGCAAGTGGTTTGGCTAAAGAATTGAAGAAGAGTGGTACTTTCCTTCACGACAAAGAACTTTTGGATGTTGAAGCAGACGGTACTAAATTGATTCTCACTGGTACTGGTGAATATCAGCGTTTTGCTAAAATTGGCATCGAGGTATTTGATGAAACTGCTGAATATGCAGATTTAGTTGCATATCTTGATCCGACTGATGAAGATATTGAAGATGTTGTGTTAGTAAACAGAGGTTACAATTCTTTTGGTACTTATTCACAGCTTGTTAAAGATCTTCGCTTGCCGACCGCTGAGCATACTAATTGGACTCACATTCTTACCGCAGAAACTCCGATTATTGGAGCTATCTACGATCAGTATATTATCGAGCAGTGTTCTCCTGCCACTAACGATGGTTTGCAGGCTGTTGGTCAGAGATTGACTAGCTATACTACTCACGTATTCTGGGTTAAACACGATGAGGATTTAATTAAAGCATGGGAAGAAGCTCTTGGTACCATTGGTGACATTGTACTTTCAGCTGAAAAACCGTCTGATGAAGAAGTAGCTAGCGAAGCAACTTCTGAAGATGATGAATTAAATGCGTAATAAATTAATAGCAGGGTGAAATTCCCTGCTATTTTTAGTTTTTTATGGAATAGTAGCTTTTAGAATGGATTTTAGCCATTATTGGAAGTGGAGGACTCGGAGCAACAATAACTTATATTTTTACATTTAAAAGTAAAAACAGAAAAATTGCAGCAGAGGCAGAGAACTCGGAAGTCGAGGTTTAGCAAAAGATAACGGATTTACGATAGGATTAGTATGATTATTTGTAGAAAACTTGTGATAAATATATAAAAGATTATCATGAGTTGGAAGCAGAATTCCGTAAACAAATTTCACAGGTAAGAGAACAAGTTGAAAGTATAATGTTAGAGAAATCCAAAGCTATTTCTGCAAAGTGTAACGAAATTGCAGAACTAAAATCAAAAGTTGCATATTTAAACGGTATAAAGTGTTACAATTTTACTTGTGAACACAGAATCAAAAACAATCCAAACGATTTATAATGTATATTGAGAAGTTAGCATCGTAGATTAGAAATGATGTAGTCTCTGGTTTAAGAGGTTATCACCAGAACTTATCTATGAATATGGAATAGTTACAAGATGAAATTGTTGCTTGTAGACTATAGATAATTAACGAATACTTTTTAAAAGGCATTTATCCGATAAAAGATTTGTTAATTGCCATAAACTGTATAGATGTAGATTGTGAATCATTAGAGCGATGTAAATGTGGAAAACATAATGACAATGATACAGTGGTAGCCCACTTCCAAATTCCACAGGTTATTTCATAGTTTGGTAAACAATCTATTGAATATATAGGCTCAACTGATAGACGCAATTAGTTTTAGGTTGTTAGTTCGCTAACTGAATTACAAACTCGTAAATATAAAAAGCGAGCATAGAACAAACCCTATGTTTGGATAGATTATGCTCCTAATGCAAACGGAATGTTAGATTGCTTTATATTTAATGCACCCTTTTTAGAATAGGTTTCTGTTGTAGCAGTTTTTAAAGACCCGCGACAACTTAATTAGTATAGTTGTTGTAATACTGAAGAGTTAAATGGACCTGATGTTAATCTATCTTTCATTGATTAGTTAGTTAAAGATAAATTGACAAAAGAAAAGCTTTATTATTACAGACAAGCAGCTGCACCTAAGTTGCCGAATGATTAGCAATATATAACATAATGGAAAATTTTCACTACGCTATAAGTCTTGCCTAGACCTTGTATCAAATTGAAGGTGATTTAGAGGATCTTGAAGAAATTGGTTTAGTTGGATACAATATGATAGGAAATAAAAATACCTATCTAGTACATGAAATTTTACCAGTTAATTGCAAAGACGGTTCTATTCAATTGCCATGTGATGTATTTAGAATAGAAGCTGTAACATATTGTGGTCCTGAAGACTGGAATTATACCAGTAATCAACATGGTCAAGGCGGAGATACAAATTCACTGTTTGTTGAAAACTACATAGAAAGTACAAAAGCTTTCAATTCTCCTTTTTACGTAAGCGGAAAATTCGTTAAATATAAACGAGTAGGAGACAAATTATACGTAAATAAAGGATTAGGTAGAGTTCACATTCTATATCATAAATAGATACTAGATGAAGATGATCTTCCTTATTTAAACAATAAAGAAGCCTTAGCAGTTGCCGAATTTATTGCTTATACTAAAACATATTAGAAAGCAATTCAGACAAATAATTAGGCATTGCTTAAAATGGCTACAGATTTACATCAAAGATGGTTATTTCATTGTGATGCCGCACGTGTTCCAGAACATATATCTCAAGAAGAGATGGATGCAATCTTGGATGTGCAATCATCATTTAACCGAAAGACACACAATAAATCTTATAAACCGATAATGTAATAGGGAGGCAATTTGTCTCCCTATTTTTATTTTTATGTCAAATTACGCAATGGGACATGCCTTTTCTACTAAAGAATTTTTCTTAAATTTCTCAGTAGATAAGTTAGAAATGTCTAGTGAACAATGTAAAGAAATTTATTCTGATGGATCCAAAAGAGATTTATCAGCATCTATATTTGCAAGTGGATTGAAGCTTATTGTAGATGATATTATAGAAAATAATGTACATTTTAAATTCCCTGGAGTAGGAAAATCCCAAGGTTATATGTATATGAAACGCACAGAAGAAGATGAATTTAAAAGAGCATTTCGAAATGGTAAATTTAGAGATGTGGATTTTTTAACTTCTGATTTTTGTGGTTACTAGTTAATGTTAGAATTACAAAGTGAAAAGAGAACTCCTAGAGAGAAATGGATTTACCTTAATCCTAAAATGAAATAGAAGATTACTGATCACACAAACGAAGGAAAGAATTATTAATGATTTAGAAAACTATTAACGATTATTACGATCAAATTGCTGATTTATATCCTACAATTCCCAGAAAAGATATTGAAAAAATTATGCTTTATGGAATAAAACAATTATATTTAATCAATAGTTATGGAGGTGATACTCTAGTAAGAAAAAAAGATTTCTGGTTTTATTGCGGGCGTTTAATGAATGACTCATTAAAATTCTTTTACTATTATAAAAGAAAGATGTCTATTAAACTTAAAGTGTTATATAAACGTAAACACGTTGAGTGGGATGGATATTATTACTTTGCGTTAAACAATAAACAGTATTAGGATTATTTAGCTTAGAAACATAAACGAGGAAGACCTAGAAAACATTTTCATTTTGAAAAGATTCTCCTCTATAAAATATACGATGAATGTTGTATCCGAGAAAGTTCGAAAACAGTTGTATTTCGTGTTCCGTGGATTATTGAAAAAGGTGATACTATGTTTATCGAAAAACTAGACACGGATAAGGCAGAATTAATTTTAGAAAGAGAGCCTTTAAAGCTTAAAGATATTCTTTTATTTAATTATGATTATCAATTTATTAAAGATAAAAATAGAACATGTAAAAAGCGTAATTAATGCAAAATAATACATTTACCGCTAAAAATACTTTTGGTGATGGTTTAGTAATGGATTTTGTTCCAGATAATACGCAAGCTACATTTATGACTTCTGCCTTAAATGCAACGTTATTAACATTTAACGGTAATGAAATGTCATTACAATAGGATATGGGTAACGGTAGAGTAGAAACAGCTAGATTACCTGATGGATATATACCTGTTGGAACTTGTGAATACGGAGATATTATTTATGTAGTTTCTTATAATCCTTTAATTAACAGATCTTAGATTGGATGTTTTCCTAGTCCAGAAAGAAATATTAGTAGTGATGAACAATCTGATTTAAATGTTTGTGTTTCTAATAGTGATTTTCAAGGAGAAAACGGAGAAATAAAAGCTGAATCTATTAAAAAGGAATTAATGAACACTAAGTTAAATCCAGGAGATAAATTTATGATTTATGTTGATAATGCGGATTAGGTTGATGAAAACAAAGATAAGTTAAGTTATTATGACGATAAAACAACTAATCGTATTGTTAATGTTCATGTTGTTGCTATTGAAGATTCGGGTAAAATTAATTATCTTGATTCTGATGTTAAATGGTATGACAAATATTTCATAAATACATCTAAAGTTTCTGGAACTAACGAAGTAGACATTGATAGTTATCGCGATTTAACAAAATCTGGATATTCAATATTTCAAAGTAAAGTATCTGGAAAATTAGCATTACTAATTGAACTGGAGAAAATAAATAGTTTTGAATGTACTTATCAAATCTTTTCTAATAAAACAGATACAGGAAATACCCACACATTGTTTTGGAATCTTAATTGGTCAACTGATAGTGCAGATCCAAAATGGATAGTTTTAACTAAATCTAAAATATCTAGTGATATAACTATTCCTACAGCTTTTAATGAGACCAAATATTACTACTCAGAAATAACTCGTCCTACGGATCAAGACGACCAATACCCTTACGCAAAACAATATTATGAAAATGGAATTCCCAAACAAGGATTGTACGATGTTGGAGAAGTTAATGATGATGGAACTATTGCGGAAACAAAAATTTCTGATATTACCATTCACAATGTTTATGGCTAGTCTATAAATAAAGAATTTCACACATTTGAAATTCCAAATAATGTTGAAACCGCAGTCTACGATTATGAAATAACACCCGCAATGTCTTATGGCTTGCTAAAAAGTTTAGCTTATTCAGGTTCAATTGATTTTAAAAAGGTTGGAACTGGATCTATTGAATTAAACAAATGGAAATACTATACTTCTGGAAATAGTACAACTTTAACAGTAGGTTTAGATGCTTATTGTGAAGAGAATAAAGGTATTAAAGAAGTAGTTATAGAATTTTACGATAATCTCGGAATATGTGCTGCATATCATATTGCAAATAGAAACTCATATTCTGGAACTTTTACGGATGTTATTTTCACGGACAATGCTAGTTCGAATATGAATTTAACTGCTAAGGATTCAAATGATAATCCAATTTATCATAAAGGTTTACCGTTTAGTTATGATACATTAACTCCTAATACTAAATTAACTAATGTATTTAATCCTGATGAACCTGAAAATGTTTACGGAACTAATGATAACGGTGTACTTTGTAAATTGGATGAAACAGGAAACCCAACAGAAGACGTTATAAATGTTAATGATTTATATTTTAATGATGGTGGAACTTTGTATTCTAACCTCTTATATTTTGCTAGAATAGTAATTAAATATTGTTATAAAGATGCAGACGGAAATTATGATGAAAATAATAAATCTGATTTTAGATATTTTCACCGTTATTTCTGGACTAATTCTATGTTTAATTAGTATTATTATAATACTAATGATTTCAATGAACTTGAAGCTAAATTAACTCTTGATTGTGGAGTTAGTTATACTATAGACGATTATGTAAGTAAATCAACTGATTATTCAAATCCCGATTTAGTTGTTGGAACTGAATTAGATAATCTTGGTGCTCAAGTACAATATGCTAAAACTAAAATTAAAGGAATTGTTTCTGCTGGATTACAAGATACTTATAATACATTTAATTTATCAACAGAATGTGTTAAAAATATTGATGTAAAAGTAACATTAGCAGAAAAAACTTTAAAAACATCTAATTATACTTATCAAGAATCTCAATTAAGTTCATTTAATAATCATGATGAAATTGCTCCAATTAATACAACTGATGATTTAGTTTTAACTGATTATAGTCAAACATTACTTGATAGTTTATTTGGAGAAAACGTATATAAAGGCATAGGAGCAGAAATTTATTCTGAGAATTATAAACTATATCAAAATTCATTTAAAGTTGATCTTGATATTACCGATTCTAGCGAAGATTCCTTATATTATATAAATTCTAGTGGAGAATATAATACATTAGATGGTTATAATTATAAGAAATTTACAATGGAAAATCCAGAGTTTACTTTTGACGTTGAATTAATTAACTTCAGTAAATACATTAAAACTTGCAGTAAAGATACTAAAACATTAGCTGTAGTTAAACCGTTAATTTATACTTCATCTGATTTAGATAAATTCGGAATGATGTATAGCAATAATAAAATCTATCTTAATCAAGCTTAGTTGTTTGAATTATATAAAGGTCATGTTTTTCACGAAAATATTCACAGGGCGAGTTATAAAGATGATGGTTCTATTAATACAGTTCTATGGGAAAGTAATGGTGGATAGGAAAATATTGACTATATACATGCTGAAAACGGAAAATCCAACTGGCAATATTCACAATATCAAGGAAACGACAACACCTATTTTCAAGGCGAAGAATAGTCAAAAATTGATGCTTATCGTGATATATTCTCAAATGGATTCTTTATTTGGACGTTTTAGAATTATCACGGTGATTCAGCCGAGGATTATGGTTATGATGAAAATAACGGAAATTCACGATCGGGCGTCGGAGCTATTCAAACATCTTCATCGGTTCGTAAATATTGGAATGGAAATTGGAAGTTTAATAGTGGTCCAGTTGGAACTAAAAACGGAAATTATACTTATGGTCAAGACAATTTTAAAGGAACTTATCCACGATTAGGAATTGGTTATAAAGATAGTAATGGAGAAGTAAACTTCTTTAATACTTATTTTAGAACTTTTGGAAACGGATCATATTCTAATCAACAAGTTGTTCAAACAAATAATTCTAATTATTCTGAAATTCAACATCTTCCTGGTTTTTCAAGTATGCAACTTGGACATATAATCGCAGAGCCGTTTACTTAGTTATATGTTTATAAAAATGATGAGAAATAGAATATATTTTTAACTGATAGTATTCAATATTTAACTGCCAACTCAACCTCTTATAATACTGATTTTGTATATTAGATTACATGTAGTTCTGATGTGAATTCTAATATATTAATGAAAGGATTCCTTTATAATAAAGAAAAAGAAGGTTATTTAGATATATTAATGAGTCGTATTGATGAATTGGGTGACAATATTAGCGATATTTCTTAGAATAATGTTAATATTAAATTACAAGGATGTACAAAAACAGTTCCTCTTTAGTTAAATGTTAATTATAAAAATCCTGATTTCTCTACAACTATTACTGAAAATTATGTAAAAGTTTATCATATTACAGGTGACGGAGATAGTAATGATTTCGATATAATTTCTCAAACTGGATTATCTGATTCATCAATCTATTATTTTGAAAATAAAAAGCTTGTTCCGTTTAGTACATCTTTCCAATATAAACAACGAAGATATATTTATAAACGTGATTCTGATGATACACTATACGTTGATAGAGAATCTGAATATTATTTATGTCCAATTGGAAATATAACTAAATGGTTTAAATATTCTAATGGAGATTTAACATTAACAACAACTTCTAGATCTGGAGGATCTAATTTCTATTCAATTGGTAAAAATAATAGTGCTATGATTAGACATTTAAGAAAAGATGAAATTTTATTACCTGATTATCAAATGGTTAACGATTAATGGCAGATTGGGTACAAATTCCTTGGGAATCCGTTTTGGATTAGAATATCTATCCAAAAGTATTAACTAATACACTTCCAACAAGTGGTAAATTAGTTTATGAATATAATCCATTTAGAAATTATAGATTATCAGAGAATAAATATTATTACAAAGAAAAATATTATAGTGAATCTGAACTTGCAGAGAAATTTAAAATAACTGTTAACGATCCACAAAATCCTCAATATTGGCTTCAAAATGGAGTTCAAATGGAAGGAGATTTACCTGAATTATATGAGAAAGGATAGCTAATTGATTTTGATACTGACGAATTACAATTTGATTTAGAACATCCTGTTCATATAATTCCGCAATATAGTTATGACGGCTCTGTAAATCTTATATTAAATGATGGAAAGAATATTCCAAGATTAATTAACAGTAGATTTAGTGCTACTGGAAAAAATACCTACGAAATTGTAGATAGAAAAGGAGATAATGATACAAATATATATGATTAGGGAGAATAGTTTGATATTGATACATCGCTTTATAAGCGTGTAACTAGAATTCCTAAAATTACATATAAAGGCAATACATCTGGAGGTAACTTAAAAGTTGGAAATTATCATTTCTATTTTAAGTTATCTGATGCAGATGGTAACGAAACAGATTTTGTTGGAGAATCTGGACTAGTTAGTGTATTTATTGGATTTGATATTCCTTCAAGTATTCATACTGGATAGAAAAATGAAAATAGTTATAAAAACGTTTAGTTTTATATTTCTAATATTGATTATTCTTATAATTATGTTTCTGTTTATTATTCTCGAAGTACCGCAGAAGGTAATGAGAATATCAATACAGTTTATGAGAAAATTGAGAAAAAGTTTTTAGTAAATAACGCAGGATGTTGTAATATATTAATTACAGGATTTGAACAAGTTTCCGAAGTTGATTCTTCTGATATTAATCTCGATTATAATATTGTTGATTCAGCTGTAACATCTGCAACTTGTTAGAACATGTTATTCTTAGCTAATGTTCATAGACAAGATATTCCTTACGAAGAACTTTCTGATTTATCATTACGTTTCTTACCATTTGTATCTTATGAGGATTATACTCTATCAATGGATCAAGATTATAGTATCACATCTGTTAATAGAGGTTACTACGATCCAACATTTATATATAATAAAACTGGTTATTGGCCTAACGAATTATATCGTATCGGTATTGTTTACATATTACCAAACGGAGAATTAACACCTGTATTTAATATACGCGGAGCTAATGACGTTGGTCTCTATGATGAAAATTTCTATACAAAAGTTGATTTAAAAACTAAAGACGGACAACGTAATTATATTACATACGACGAAGAAACATTTAGACTTTAGAAAGATAATTCTGAATCTACTGCTTCTTATGAAAATGTAAAAGGTGTTATTCGAATGAGTCCTGTTGGTGGTGATACTAATAAAATATACAGTTTAGATATTCGAATTGATAGCGAAACTCTAGACTATCTTCATGGAATAGTAAAAGGTTTCTTCTTTGTAAGATAGAAACGTATTCCATTAGTATTAGCACAAGGTATTACAATTGGTGTTGACCAAGTTGGTTATACTCCATGTATTCCAACACAAGGGGGTTTACTTGAATAGTTAGCAGATTCTTTAGATGATACTTATGTAGAAACTGAAGATATTAATGGGGTTAACTATATTACTGAAGGATTTCTTTAGAGATATACATTTACATTAAAGAAAAAATCTTCAGGTTGGGGAAGCGTTTTAAAAGTTGCTGCTATTGTAGTAGCTGTTGTCGCTGTTGCGGCTGCTTGTGTATTTACTGCTGGTGCTGCTGGATTAGTTACTGTTGCTGGCGCGGCTGCCACAACTGGTGCTGCTACGGCTGGAACATTAGTAGTTAGCGGAGCTTTAGCTTCAGGTATCGCTGCTGTCGGAGCTGCTGCTAGTGCAATTGGTGTTGGAGTAGCTATTGGAGCAGGAGCTGTTGTTGCTACAGCAATTGGATATAATGTAGTTAATGAAATTAAATATGCTGCGTAGAGAGCAACTGCTGTAAAGAAACTTCAAGGCAGAAATACAGAAATTCCTTCTGGATATAAACGTGTTGAAACTGATGAATCTAGACAATTAGTTAAAGATTTTGACTAGCGAATTATTATCAGAGATGGTAATGATGTTAAAATTCAAGGTATTTTATGTCCTGACTACGAAGTAAATCAACCACATTTTAACTAGATATTTACTGGAAATAAACATTATATTGAAACAGCAATATCATAGAGTAGTAATGATTTAACAGGATATAGTGATAATTTCTTTAATAATGCTGATAGACATTTCTACATTACTTCTTACTACGATAACACTAGTACATACGGATATAATTTTAAAGTTATCGGTGTTCCCGATAATGTTAAAGTAGTTGGAATTGACGGATTAAAATTCCGATCAAGAGCTGGTGAAGCAGAAGAAGCTTGGAGATATGAATGTATTGGAGAAGATTATAAATCAGAGAAAGTTAAAAGTTCCGAAACAGTTACAGATGATGAAACGGAATCTAATAAGAAAATAAATACAGATATTGTTAGAGGTGTATTTGGAACTTATTTAGCTTTTAATGATGAAAGTAATAAATTCTCTCCAGCTACAACAGTAAATATTTATATTCCTGAATATTCAGCTGCTAATATGAATGACTATATGCAAATTAGAATGAATGATAATTCAATTTTTAATGCTATTAGTGACAGATATGAAATTAGCGAAGTTATTAAAGATAATACTGATATTTTAGGAAGTGTTACTTCAGAATTTCAATTTAACTTATATAGAGGAGATTGTTATTTATGTTAGGTAACTCATAGAGTTATTAGAAACTTTAATGATCCTTCTGCCCCATATAACGATGAAATTGTTGACGAAGATACTTGGAAAGATAATTACGATCCGTCAAATACAGAAAAATATGAATCAATTAACTTGGGTGATGTAAACGCTGTTCCTCTCGGAATGTGGTGTACATTTAGAGTTCGTTCAAGTAATAATTTAAATATTAGAACATTAGATGGTTCTGATGTTAGTGAAACTGCAATGAGTGGTCATCCAAAAGGATTTTTCCCTTATCTTCCAATGAGTGTTGAAGGTAGTTATAAAACAGCAGAATCTTAGGTATATAATAAAGGTTTCGCTAAATCACTTAGTGAAAAATGGAACTTTGAATTACCTAATGTTCCTCATATTAAAAATTGGTTTGGAACTCGTATTATGTATTCCGATATACATATTAATGATGCTTATAAAAATGGATTTAGAGTATTCTAGGCTAAACATTATCAAGATTACACAAGAGAATATGGTGAAATTGTTAAACTTATATCAATGGATTCATATTTAATTTGTATATTTGAACACGGAGTTGCTCGAATAGGTGTTAATGAAAAAGCTGTTGCTGGAGAAGTAAGTAGTGGAAAAATCTATATAAACACCTCTAACGTCCTCGATGGTGGACTTACGGTACTCTCTGATATGTTTGGTAGTCAATGGGCTGAAAGTGTCATAAAGACTCCAGGAAAGTCTGGAAACAATAATCAATATGTGTATGGAGTTGATACAGCTGCAAAGAAAATTTGGAGAACGAATGGAAGTTAGTTTGAATGTATTTCTGATTTAAAAGTACAAGAGTTCTTAAATAATAATATTACTCTTGGTGAAAGAGAGCTTACACCAAAAATCGGCATTAGAAATGTGAAAACATTATATAATGCTTATAAATGTGATGTGTTATTTACATTCTATGACAATACGTATGGATTTGAAGAGAAAGTTTGGAATTTATGTTGGAATGAATTACTTTAGAAATTTATAACATTCTATAGTTGGGTTCCTAGTTATATGGAAAATATAAATAATATTCCATTCTCATTTGATAGAAATACGTCTAAATATATTGCTAAATTAGGAGTTAGTCACGCAGATAATTCATTTGCTGACGGAGTAACTTTATCTAATGTAATAATTAATAATGATGAAAGTGTTGATGATTACAATTTAAAAATTTCATATATTAATAAATCTGGAGAAACTAGTTATTTTAATTATTATCTTAATGATGACTAGAAAGAAGGATTTGTCGGAATGTTAACTTTAACTAATCGAATCTTACCAACTGGATATGATTATCAAATTAATTTTGAATTAGTTAGAGATATTCAATCGAATTATAAAATGTTTGAAATTAAACAGATTGAATATACTTATGAAAATAATACCATAATTAATGATATGAAATATCCTACTGACGATCCAAATAAAATTCATCCGATTTACGGATTATATTTAAAAGGTGATGTTAGTCAGTTACACTCAGAATTATATTACAGAAATAAAGAAAACAGAACTTATGCTGATTATGACAGCAATAAAGTAGCTCCTGAAGATGGTAAAGTAAATACAGAACTTACTGCTATTTATAAAGACATTAGTGGTAAACGTCCTACTTTAGATAAAGCAGATTAGATTAATCCTGATAAAATTGTAACTTATTTAAATATTCGAGCTAATATTGAAGCTATTACTGATAGTTCAGAAACTAGTTTGAGTGATGCTTATTATAATTTACAAGCAGGATATAATACTAATACTTCTTTAATAGATATGGGATATTATGAATCTATGGTAGCTATTACTACTAAATGGAATACATAGTTCTTATCTACAGATTTCTGGAAACATGGACAAGCTGGACTTATTGATATTGCAGATGATATTTATCCCGCTTATTGGTATGGAAAGCAACATCCGTTTGAATTTGAATGTATTGTTGTTAATGATCCTGCAACACATAAGATATTCTAGAATCTTGAATTAGTAGCAAATAAAGCTAGACCTGAATCTTTCCATTATGAAGTAATCGGAGAGAGTTATGATTTTGCTAGAGACAAAGTAAATATGTTCTTTAGATAGGAAGCATTAAAAGCTTTATGGCAATACAACGGGGTTGACATTACTTATGATAGAAACTTCTTAAAAGTATAGCCGAAATAGCAACCTAGGTCAGCAGACTTACCGCATAATTATTATGCTCGCTAGGATACAATTAATGAAATTGAAGATTATTATGTAAAAGCAACATACTCTGATAACCGAGATTATAGACATTTATCTGGAGCAGAAATTGTTTATTATCCTAATAGACAAGAATATCGTGTATGGAATCACTCTTTAGCTGTTGATATAGACGATTTACCAACAGATGAAACTGATTCAAGATATACAGATCACTCTGTTTCTGGGGCAAGAGCATTAATTGCAGGTAATTGTAGATATTTAGAAGATAGATGGAAAGTTACCATTAATCCAATTGTAGTTTGTTATAAAAATGAATATACTAAGAAAGTTGGTAATCTATTAATATCTCCTGAAAATTCTGATTGGACTTATGCAAAAAATAGTAAGACTAGATTACCTAATTTAAATATTAACAATTCACCTATTCCTAACGTTATTAAACAGAAAGGTGAAATTGAATTTCCTAATGACGATGATGATAATGCTTTAGCAGGATTATATGAAGATCCTGTAAGTGCAATTGACAGTACAGACTGGTTATAGGATGTTAATGTGTATGGATATGATTTCGGAAATCATCATAACAGAAAAGAAGTAGATTTGAAAGATAAATTCTTAAAAGTACGAATTAGATACACTGGAGATGAATTAGCAGTAATTGATTTCTTAAATACAGTATATCAAGTTAGTTTTGCATGATAAATACAAAAAGAGTTAGAAAGATTTTAAAATGTTAGGCTGGAACAAGTAGTATAACAGCTCCTTCGTCACTCCCATCAACATTACAGTATAATGGTCCTACAGTTCATGCACCTGGAAGCGGTTTAACTGTAAATGGCGGAGGAGCATGGAGTACAGTAGGACAAGTCGCTGATTTTGGTAAATCTTTCTTAGCTTCAAAAAATGATTCTGCTACTACAAATACTGCGAATAGTATATATGACGGAATATCCACCTCTATCATGGCTTATGCTCCGATTGGTACAATAGTCGGAGGAGCCATGAAAGTAGGTGCTTTTGTTGGAGAAGGTTTATAGAAATTTGCTAATACAGGTACTGACCAAATGACAACAACTGATTAGATTATGGATAGTAATTTCTTTAGTTGGAATATTGGTGCTTTAAATGGAGGATTTGGTAAGAAATCTAACAGTTTCTATCTTAACAAAGATGCAATGGAAAATGTTGGAGGCTCTTATGGTGGTTCTCAGAAATTAGCAAATAAAGCTGAAATGTTATCCAATAAGAAATATGGAGTAATGAGTGCTGGTAGTAGACATAGTGCTAACAACCTTATTGCTAAAGCTAATTTACAACAAGTAAAATTAGGACAAATTTCTGATCAAGCACGTGATGAACGATACATGGGAGATAATGATCTTAACTACACTAATTATGAAAATTAGTTAAATGGAGGTTACGATTATTTATATTCTGCTAAAGAAGGTGGTAAGCTTGAATGGCAACCAACTATTTCGGAAACTTGGAAACCTAAAATTCAAAACGGAGCTAAAATTAAACCTAGTTACGAAGAATGGGTTAAAGAAGTTAATCCTGATTTTTTGAGTCCGGATTACGATTTAAAGTTAGCTTATGAACATACACCATTTGACCAATTAGAGCGATGGAAAAATGCTACTAATGCTATAGATTGGGAAACAGAAATGGCTAAACAAGATGAGAAAGGTAATTTGATTAATCATCTTGGTTCTACA